GATGGACGGGGGCCCTGTGGTTGAGTACTCCGCCACCGAGATCCGTGTAGGAGGGGCGGGGGCCCAGCCCACCATCCTCGCGCCGGCGTACCGCGCGGCCGAGAACTTGGTGCTGGACGCCATCGCCACGGCCATCGCAGCGATCCCGGGCGGGGGTCCTGCAGCCACTGCGTTACGAGCGGTCATTACTACCTTCAAGGCTGGTAACGCTAGCTATCTGTCTACCATTGCAAAGGTACGATAGATACATGACTGAGAATGATAGACTCGATATCCTGCTCTCTGAGAGTGATGGGGACTTGGATACCACAGGGGGGCAGTTGCATTTTGCTCTCGGATCCATTGGTGTTCGCCAACTTCTGGATATCTCCATCTCCACGTTTCTTGGGGAATGGTTCAACAATCTAGAGCAGGGTGTTCCCTACTTTCAGGAGTTGCTGGGCCACAAGTTCAGGCAGGTTCGAGCACTGTCTATCTTTCGAGATGCAACTCTTACAAGTCTTGCCGTCACTGGCATCGACAAACTCACTGTCAATTTCAATACAAGCACACGCAAACTTGACGTTGACATAGTAGCTATCACTGAACTCGGTAAAGTCAACTTCCAAAGGAGTATCTAGATGATTGCTCTTACTCCCCAAGGGTTGGTTATCGAGACTCAGGAAGAGATAGCTGCAGGACTGAGGAGTAGTATAGCTGGAGTTCTGTCCATTCCAGTAGAAGCTCTGGAAGACAAGAGTCTGGTGGGCCACCTGATCTCTATCTTCTCTGAACGTCTTGCTTTGCTCTGCCAGTTTGGGCAGGCAGTCAACGCATCGGCTGATCCTGATGCAGCAGTGGATGAGTCTTTGGTTCAGGTCTCGGCTATCACTGGGACTGAGCCAAGACTGCCCACCCCATCGACTGTGATAGAGACTCTCACCGGTAGCCCCGGAACAGTAGTTCCTATCCGAACCAAGTTTGCTGTCGAAGTCACTGGCAAAGAATTTCAGACCATAGGGGCAATTACGCTGGTCGCTGCTACTGCATGGATAGCCAGCACTGGATACAGCCAAGGTGACAGAGTCACTAATGCGTCGCGTGTCTACCAAGCACTCTTCGATGGAGTGAGTGCAGCCAGCGGGGGGCCTACGACGGACCTCCCTGTGGTCGTCGATGGATCGGTATCGTGGAGGTACATCGGTGAGGGAACGGCTGTCATCGATACCCCGATAGAGTCTGTTGAGCTAGATGCCATTCTTGGGTTAGCCAACACTATCAATGAAATTGTGACTGCCGTTGGTGGTCTGCAGAGCGTTCGGAATCTTCTAGATGCAGACTTGGGGCGATCGAAGGAATCGAACGAAAGTTTACGCATCCGTCGTGGTCAAGAGACTGCAGGGAAGGGGACTTCCCCTCCTGATGCGATCCGTGCACGACTGCTTCGCCTACCTGGAGTGATCGCTGCTAGCGTCTTCAAGAATTCAACAGACTACTATGATGCCTTTGGTCTACCACCCCATTCCGTAGAGGCGCTCGTACGTGGAGGGGTGGACCAAGATATCAGAGATACTCTCTGGGCTTGTGTCTCTGGTGGTATCCCAACTTTCGGAAGTATAGCCGGCACCATCATCGACAGTGAAGGAACGGTACAAGACATCTTCCATACTCGTCCTACTGAGATACCTGTTTACATCAGTGTTGCCTTGCAAAAGGATAGACGAGTATACCCAGGCAGTGCGGCTGTGGTGAGGGCCATCATTGACTACGGGGATAACCAAGAGTCTGGACGGGATGTTGTCCCTAGCGCAATCTCAGGACAAGCATTTAAGGTTCAGGGAGTTCTGAATGTCACTGATGTTCGAGTTGGATTTTCCCCTAGTCCTGCGGGTACCGCTGTTCTACCAATGAGTTTGCGGCAACTAGCTCTGTATGATAGTAGCCGCATTATTGTCATCGCAACCGATGGGACTCCATAAGATGGCCAATCCAATCACGATCAAGCTTGACGTTGCTGGCCAGAGTGCCGGCATCGGTGGGCAGTCCCGCGCGTTCCCTGCCTCGCTGATCGCAGGTGGTTCAGTTACAGCGACGGCAACCGACCCAAGCAACGCAGGTGCAGGGACTCGGCAGTGGGCCCTGGTTCGTCCCCCGGGGTCATCTTCTGTCTTGACTGGTAGTACATCTGCCTCGGCAACGTTCCCGCTTGACGTATCAGGGACCTATCTTCTCAAGTACACCTTTAGTGATGGTGAAGGAGAAGAGTCATCATTCGAAACGGATCCATCTGATGCCACAAGATTCAAGAGTACGCAGGGAGCTATTGCTGTTCTACTTCCAAATGGGAGGAGGATTCCTGGTAGAGGAGAGAGCCTCCAATTCACTGGATGGGACATCGAGCAAGATCAACTCATCAGAGATGTTGATGCAAGGCTTCCGACCACCGGGGAGAAGGCTGCTCTATCTCTGTTCGAGGCAGCAGTCCCCCGTATCCCGACTACGAATGAGAAGACGGATCTAGGGCAGCTGGCAGGGGCTGCATCCGGCACCGTTTGGTATGCAAATGGCGCTGGCCGAGTCACTCGCCTAGCTCCTGGGTCCAACGGACAGATCCTTTCGTTGACTGCTGGGGTGCCCGACTGGATCGACGTGGTTGGGCTCGAAGGACCGCAGGGAGAGCAGGGGGACCCAGGCGAACCAGGGGAGCCCGGGCCCCCGGGGAGCGGAGGGGGTGGGGCGGGGACCCACGCCAACATCAGAGACGTGGCCTACGCTGGCGGAGCGGTGGGCGATGGGGCAACGGATGACCTTGCAGCGATTCAGGCTGCTATTGATTTCGCCAAAGCCAATGGTCTCCGGGGAATCTTTATTCCCAAAGGTGTCTATCTCACTCCTCGTGCGGAAGACCTTGGAGCGGTCATTCTTCACAACGTCCACGATTTCGAGATCGTAGGTGAAGGCCCCGGTTCCATCATCAAAATGACTGGTGATGGTGGTGACGGAACTTGGTATGGAGTCTATGTCCATGGCAACTGTTCTCGAATCAGTTTCCGAGACATGGCATTTGATGGCAACGTTGCCAATCTCACCAACATCGAGGAACAAACTCACAATCTCCGGTTCGGCGGGAACAGCACGGATCTAGGTTTGGTCGATGGTGTTAGCATCACCAACTGCTGGTTCTACAATAGTCCTGGTGATGCCATTCAGATGGTTGGTGCGCCCTTGGGGCATCCCGTGGCATGGACCACAGGGAGCGTCGTTGGACTCGGTGGCTACCGCACCAACGCGGGAAATGTCTATGAAGCTTTGTCTGCTGGCACGACAGGGGTCACCGCTCCTACGGGGACTGGTAGTTCTATCAACGATGGTGGGGTGACGTGGCGTTTTCATGCCGTCGGTGGAGATGTCATTGGTGGTGTTGTCAACATCCTCATTGCTCACTGTGACTTTAACTACTGCAATCGAAGCGGTATTGGTCTGCAGCGCAATGTTGACGACTATATGATTATCGGAAATCGATTCCGTAACACTGGAGACCAGGCAATTGACCATGAGCCCACGGGTGGATCGAATCCAGAGAATACATCACCGCGTCGATCGATCATCTGCGACAACATCATCGAAAGTACAGCAGGAACTATTGCTGTCACTCTTACCGGGCTCAATAACACCCATCCAAACTCCTCGTTCATCTTTGCGCGCAACCGCGTTGCAGGATGTATTGACGCACTCGACTGCAGCAACATGTTGTTTGAGGACAACATCATTGAGCCTCCGAGTAACCACAACCAGCCTGTAGTGTCGTTCCGGTCTACTTTCAACAAGCTCATTTTCCGTGGCAACACCATCACGCGACCGGTGAGTGACACAGACAATGAGGCAGTCCTGATTGCTGCTACAGGTGGATCGAATCCTGCGCAGGTTCAGTTTCAGGGAAACAAGATTGAGCAGTTCGGGATCGCTCCATGCGCCAACTTTGAAAACGTTCCCGAGCTGATGGTTCAGGGCAACGAGTTCACGCATAGGCACACGAGTGGATCGATTCCTCAGTCTGTCATCATCAATGCCAACAGTATTCGATCAGACAACGTTCTGTTTCAGGGCAATCTGATCGTCAATCGTGGCCCAGGCGTACTAGTCAATGGTCTATCGGTGTCTAGTACATTCGGCATCGAGGGGCTTCAGATTACTTTCAATCACTATCGTGGCATCACTAGCGGAAAGGTGAAGCTTGGCGGTATCGGAGGATTTGGTGCCTTGCCGCGTGTACCATTCATCTGTGGGAACACGGGTGATGGTACTGGCATCGATGGTATTGCCGTAGCCCCCATCATTCAGATTGGTGGAGGACAGGGACTCGGTACCGTCGGCGACTACATCTACTCGGCGGACTCAGACCCGCCGTTTTCCGCGCCCGATGGATCGACCGCGCGCCGGCTCACGGGGGCCTTCAAGAGCCGTACCGTGTACACGCGCGAGGCTGGCAACTGGGGCACCGGGGTCATCCCCGCCACAGCTGCAGAGTTCACCGGAGCCGACCCTGCGCTCCCCTCGCCGACCGCTGGATGGTTGATGCAGGATGCCTCCACGCCCCTGGCCCCTGTGGTAGGCGCGGCAACTCTGGACGCAAACGCTAGCCCCACCTTTGTCAATGACATTATTGGGTGGGCCGAGAATGGGGTGGGATTCACTGAGGTAGCAACTCAGAGATTCATCTTCTCCAATCAAGCTCTCTACAACCCCAACTCTACCAGTGTTGCTTTCTATGGATGGTGGCAGTTTATTAGTGCTGGTGCCGCGCGGGAGTTCTATGTCATCGGTGCTACTTCAGGAACACCGCTTTGGGTCGCTGTACAATCGACAGGAATCCTACGTATCAACTGCGCAGGAGTGACGACGGACGGACTTGTGGATCATAGGCGTCATGTTCTTCCTATCCTTGCTGCGTACAATCGTACGGCTGGAAGAGTTAGAGTACGTACTCCCTATGAGACCATCACAGGCACTTACAATGCCACTGTGACCGATGGTTCTTTCAAGGGTATCGGTGGGGGTACGGGAACCAGTCCTGTTGCTTTCTGTCTGCGGCAATGGGTATTCACCGGTGCCGCTGCAGAAGCTATCGACAATGCAGCCAATTCGTTGACCGCATTTGGATGGTAACCAATGAGCTGGGGTGACGGATACTGGGGATTCTCCGAGTGGGGCGGACTGTTCGGTCCCCTTGGTGGTGGAGATGACGATGACATCCCCCCTGTGGTCATAGGTGCTGATCTTTGCATCCATGACCACACTGCTCAAGCCCTCGAAAGACTGATTGAGAGATTCCGTCGCCCCAAAATTCAAGCTCTGCTGAGTGCTTTTATTGCACCGGTTCAACAGATAGAAGAGATGTTCTGCCAAATGCTTCACAACCGTTCCCTTACCACTTCAGAAGGGGAACAGCTGAATGTCATCGGTAGGATTGTTGGACAACGAGATCGTGGAACGTTGACTGATCCAGAGTACCTCAATCTCATCAATGCCAGAATTCTGGTCAATCAGAGTAGTGGTACACCAGAAGAGTTGCTCCATATAGCTCGTCTTGTGTTGTCTAGTGGGGCCGGGATTCTTGTCTACACGATCTCACCACCGGCAACTCAGCTGATCGACTTCACAGATATGATTGTGGGTGTCGAACAAGCGGATCAACTCATCATGTTCCTGGGTGCTGCTACTTCAGCAGGGGTGAGAACAGTCATGGAGTTTTCACCCGCTCCTACAGAAGACATGTTTACGTTCAATGATGGCCCAGGATTCGATTCTGGCATTCTCGGGGGCGCCCGCTCCAACTGAGTTTAGGTAAGGAGATAGATACCTATGGCAGTCAAGCCGACACAAGTTGGACGATGGGCAAACGTTGGGGGTCTGATCGTTGAGCCCCCATCGATCAAGAAAGATAGTGGATGGCTCGCCGGTGAAGTTGCACCTCCAGCTGAGTACTTCAATTGGCTAGCCAACCTGGATTTTCAGTGGCAAGAGTACCTCCGGGATGGAGTACTCTTCGGGAACCATAGCATCAATGCCGATGGTACCGGAGACGGGAACCTAGCCATTGAGGGAGAACTTGAAGTTCAGGGCCCCTGTGGTTTCGAGAATGCTGTCGAGATCAACGGTAACGTTACTTTCAATGATGAGATATCGATCCTGAATGGGGCACTTCTGTTCTCTACCGGTGGGGCCGAGTTTGCTGGACCCATGGATGTTGGTGGAGATCTCCAGTCCGATCGCAATTACTTCACTGTGAGTGATCGTCTGGGTATCGCTGCCTGCATGATGAATACTCCAACTCCTGCAGCTTGCTCCTACCTCACTTCTACAGGAGTAGATGCAGGAGGGTGGCTTGTTGCCAACAATGGTCGCCTGCATATCCCTGTACCAATCATGGAAGGTGCCCAGCTGTTGTCCGTCATCATTCATGGTGAGGCCAATGAAGCTGGCAACAGACTCCTAAGATTGCACAAGATCGACAGCGGAGGAATCGGAAGCGCGATCGTCTCGACCATCACTGTGTCAACCACAGGGGAGGGGCCGCGGACTTTCAACTTTCCCGACACTGTGCTGATTCCTGGCGTCTACCAGATGGAGTACCAGGCTCCCGCGATTGCGGCAGACATCATCCGAGGAGCTATTATCATATGGAACCGCCCCCGGAATCCATGATGTTTGAGAGAGACAATGATCGGACGTTCTACATACCGGTCAAGAAGTCTTGGGCAGTCTTTATCGTTAGTGTTCTTCTAGGGGCAGGGGGTCTCGGTGGAGGTGCTTACTACAAGAGCACTAAGGTTGAGGATAAAGTCGTCGAGACGAACGAGTCACTTGACAACACGGATGCGGTAGCCAAGCAAGCCAAGGTCGTTAGCACGCGCATCATCAGAGATCAGGCAGCGAAGGAAGATACAGATCAAGATCAGGGTGACAAGATCGATGCGATCATTGCCGACCTTGCAATCATCAAAGCAGTGCTAGCTCGCAATCTTCCGAAGGCAGACGCTCGTCGCTTGAAGAAAGCAAATCGGGCCCCTGTGGTTGTCCCATCCCCTACCAGTCCCTTGCCTGTAGCGCCCACCCAAGCCCCTACCCCGGAGGTAAAGCAACCATGATGGATCCTCAGTGGCTACTCTCACTCATTCCCATTCCTCTGGTTATAGAGAGAGTGTTTGACTACATGAAAAGAAAGCATGATGCCACTACCGAACAGATCAAGAAAGTGACTCGTGCCGTCTTTTCTCAGGTTGTTCAATTCATGCCGACCGACAAGGCGGAAGCTCGCAAGCTATTCCTGAACTGGGGGGAAGCGGCTATCATCGGTGCAGGATGGACTTTCACCCCTCAGATCGGAAAGATTGTGGATGAGATTTTTGTCTCCCTATGGGATTCCCATAGTAAAGCAATCTTCAACTCTGCCATGGCTTCCTTGTCTGGACCTGCGGCAGACAGAATGGACAAAGCCGCCAAGAAACTTTCAGAGATGGTTGAGCTGAAAAGTCTTACCACTCCTGTTGCTACCAAAAAGAATGGTAACGAGAATACTACCGTCAAGCTTCCTCCTCTAGGAAAGCTATAAGGTAAAGGTGGCTAGGAGTAGATACTCTTTCCAGAGGGGCCTTAAAGGGGCTGTTGAGTACTACTCCAAGGGTTCTAAGATGACAAGGATATCCTTACCTTTACCACCCCCATCCTTATCATCTCCTACAGAGAGTGATACGTGGCCAGCTGTAGATGATGCAGAGGTAGTGACTGAGGTAAGTGATGTAAGTAATGTAAGTGATGTACCTGTGATAATGCCTTTGCCTGGCATGGTATCTCAGCAGAGTCTTGAGAGAGTAGCCGGAGTCATGAGCGATCGATGCAATTCGATATTCATGCAGATTCAAGGATTAGAAAGAATTTGTCGGCATACTAGAGGCTTTATACTTGTGTGCTTAACGATTCTTTCTATGTTGTTATTATCAAAAACTTGCGGATGACGATTCATTTTTCAGCTTGCGCAATACCCCTGTGGTGGGGTAATACATGCTCAAATGCTGGACTTGATCGACATGGGGCTCAGCATGGCAACATCCCCGCATGATGCCAGGCTGATAATCGCAGGTGCGCAGATCCTCCAAATGGAGGAAATGCTTCGCAAAATCAGCACGTCACTGGCAGACGACTATCCAGAGATCACCGATGATCTTCTGTCCACTCGGGCTAGGCTGATGAGAACTCTGGAGAGCCTGCGCTCGACCAGTGTTGCTGATGACAGCGAAGAGGAAGAGAACTAGGTGTGGCAAAAACCACCAAGCTTCCCCCGCCCGCTCCCTCATCCCCTCCGGTACCCCCGCCTGCACCCCTGCCACCCCCGCCTCTACCAGGGTACAGCACAGCTGTAGCCGGGGACGGAAGCCTGTTCGCCTTGCCTGAGCGGGTACCTGCGGGGGTGATGAGCCGGGCAGCAGAGGAAGCGGTGGCGCTTGCGGCGGGGGGGCGCCCTAGCCAAGAGTCCACACGACAGATGAATCCCTCACCCCCGATGGTCGATCGAGAAACTAAGATGATGACGTCTACCATCGTTCCTACGGGAACGTTGATACGTCATATGGCTCTTTTGACAAAGACCTTACGAGACTTTGTTGTAGCTTTTCATCTCATGATCGGACTGATGATCGCAGGACTAATCCTAGGGATCATCTGGATCTTTGTATACATTCAGAAAGGGTGATATCGATGGACAAGGACAAGAGGGAAGCGTCTGCACAAGAGGCCCAAGCTCTCAAGGAAAAGCCGATGGACACTCGTATCAATGTTAATCAGAGATACGAAGTCTATGACACGGACTCTGGGGAAAGCCTGAGCCCCGAGCCCCAGTTCACTACTCAGCAAGAGGCGAACAACTATCTTGAGGGCCTGCGGAACTCCAGCAAGCAAACTCAAGATGTTGATCCTGCCGTTGCCGAGAGCCTCAGGCGAGAGACTTCGAAGGGAAAGAAGTCTCCATCGCCTACTCACCCTCCGTCATCTTCAGAGAAGTAGAGTAGAGGTAGAAAAGTCTTTCCCTCCCCCTGGAAAAGGCCAGTAAACCAGAGGGAGGGAAAGGAGGGAAGGAGCCTCGGTACTCATGCCAAAAGCACCGAGTTTTCCGCCCTGATAGGATAGCCGGCTGGACCCTAGGTTGCAAGGGTTTGGTTGGCTAATTCCAGTTGCAGGAAGAACCGGACCAGCGGCCAGCTCCACCAGGGGCGCGGCCGTAGAGCGCCTGGGTCCCACCCCCCGGTCGCCTGCCAGCGCCCGAAGGCATCCAGGTCCTCGTGACCCAGCAGGCGACCACAGGGGAGCGCCCGGGAGTCCTTGGAGGCCTGCACCAGGGTCTCCCTGGGCCAGCCGTGGCGTCGCCACAGGTCGATGGCCAGGCGTGCGACCGAGTGGTGTTGTTCGTCCGTGTAGCGAAGCCCGTTGGCTCGCGGCGTGGCCAGGATCGGCATCTCGGCTCCGACGTAGTCATCGTTGGGGAAGTGGTTGGGGAAGAGAACTTGGGGGCTTGACTTTCCCTGCCAAGTCTTTTGCCACAGAAGTAGGGGAGTCTTTGGCACCTGGGTGATCCACTTGCCAGAGAGATACTTGTCTCTCTCTGGAACATCAACACCTATATGGGAGACTCGTCTATCATCGTGAGTGACTTGATAGATCTTGCCATCGTAGTGAATGATGTAGTTGCAGGAGTACTTGGCCCTGGCATAGTATTTGATGATATACCAGATGAGATCTGGACCTTGGATGTTGACGCCATCCTTTTTGGCCTCCTCTAAGATCCCTCCCCCTGTGGTATGGACTGCCAGGCCAAAGACAGAGTTACGGCGCTCCCTATCGGGGACTAGGTCATCCTCTTGATTGGCGATGGGAGAGATGTTCAGATTGATGGTCATGTCACTTCCTTGCTTCAACAACCTCTCCTGTGGCGGCCATTCAGTTGACGTGGTTTTGTGAACTCGTTTCTTGGGTACCCCCGGAGGTACCGGACGATTGGCCATCTTGCTCCCATTCTTTGTATTCTTGCGACAGGGTAGGGATTCAGTCTAGACATCGGTACAGGTCCCCCAAGACCGTGCCACCCACTACCCCACGGAAGTTTCTTGAACCTACAACATACTATTGCAGAGATACCTACAGACATCAGCCATACTTTGGACATGACGTATGGGGTGAGTCCTTGGTTTAGGTACATAAAGATAGCCGCCACTGTACCTAGTAGGATGCTCACTCTACCTTGAGTCAAGATTGCCGAGATCCTATCTCTATTCCTTTGCTTTCTCAGTGCTCTCTTGATGCATTTCGGATTCCCGCATTTCATGGTGATGAATTCTGGGATGGTCAAAATGGATGAATAGATGATGTAATGCCCACACGAGAGTGTCAATTTAACACTAGCCATTGTTCTACGAATCTTGATTTTGTTTTTCATCCTAGGTCATCCTAGGTATCGGGTCTGAGATCTGCGATTACATCACCCAAGAGTTTTGCTTTATTGCTTTGGAAGAGTAGTTCTGTCTTTATCCTGTCATTTTCTTGTGCAAGTTCCATGATCCGATTATTGCAGGCGGCCACTTCTTTGACCAATGCTTGCTCTTTTTTGGCCATGTCTGCATAGGCTGCATCTTTTATTCTCTGGGCTTCGCTCTCTGTGTTCAGGGTGGGGGTCCCTAGGAAGATGTTGCAGCCGATGCGTTCAGACACCTCATTGAACTTGGCTGCTACCTCACGCCCAAGATCTAGGGTGAGTTGCATCGCCAGGATATCTAGATAGATGACGATGTCTGCCAGCTCCTTGCCAGCTTGAAGCAAGAATTCCTGTTCATCCTGGAAGTCTCCCCGGAAGAACTTTTTGTGCAGGTTGGCAAACTCACCCAGCTCCCCGAGCACTGCCTGCAGCCACTGAGAGATGGTCCAGTCGGAGCCGTCCGGCTTGGAGTGAGCTAGCCCCCCTCGTCGATTCTTGAACAGGGGGAGTCTCCATTTCGATGCCCTTCGCAGGTCGTCAAAAGAGATGGGGATCAAGGTGTGGCCTAACGGCGCAATAACTGGCATGGGTTGCTCCTGTGGTGTATCGATGTTGTATTTGATGTTGCTGGTAATGCCCCCCAGAGTAATTGATACAGCCTCAGACTCTAGGGATCCAGGAACAAGAGTTTGACTTGAAATCTGTATATTGGGTCTAGGCCTAGGTCTAGGATTGGCATCAGGTGGGTAGGTACCCAAGTGAGTATAGTCGTAGATATCCATCCTGTTATAGATTGCAACGTCGAGTTCCTCCTTCATGCCGTCGCTGATCCTTCCCCCTACCAGGAAGATAGCGTCGCATCGAATGAGGATGGCTTTGTCATCTCTCATTCCCGTATTACGATAGAGGGACTCCCATCCCATGAATGCTGATACGTAGGCATACCAGGGGATGCAGAAACCCCAATCGTCATGAGCAGCAACTAGCCATCGCAGCCAACGATCCATGTTAGCCAAGTTCTGTTCAACGTTGCCAGACACGGGGTGAGCAACGTATCCAACCTTGATAAGCTCATACTCTTGAGGATCATCCATCATGGTTCGTCTGCGCCTTTGCCTTTTTCTGGTCTGTTTAGATCTGTGATTGATGAGTCAACGATGACTTTCTCGGATCCGATTTCATTGTATTTTTGAAAGTCTCGACTGAACATATGCTCGTCGATTCTTGCGGCTATCTCCTCTTGACCGATGCTGTGTAGCCACTTGACGATATCGTCTTGACGCTCGTTGCTGCCCACCATGCGCGCTGTCTCCGCCAGGTTCGAAAGCTTGCTGAGTAGCCAGCAATCCTTGACGCTGCAGAAATCATGCACCCCCCTGTGGTTGTGTACGTACCTGATCAATCGCATGATGACAGCGTCTGCATTGGGAGGCATGGGTATGGGTACTACTTCTCTGGCGGGTCTACGATCAGAATGGGTACACCAGAGGCTGGGCGCTTTCCCTTGGGAAGCCCCATGACAGGGATGGTGACCACACCCGAGATCGTATCGATGGGGATCTCGATAGTCTGAAACTTGTGTCCGCACTCATCACACGTTCTGTGGCGATAGACGTATGGACTCGGAGCTACCCTATTACGTGTGTCCATCACACTTGCCTCACCCTTACCGCAGCGGATGCAAATCACAGATCGCTCCACTTGCGGATCTTTGACATGTAGATTTCACCATCTGGGTCAAAGGAGTTGAGGGCATCACAAATCATCTCGGCATTAACTTTACTGTAGGTGGAGACTACAGTAGCATCCGATTTTTGATGCACTATGAAGTATCGAAAATCACTAGAGCCAATGGTTCGAGGTGTACCTTTCTCCACTACGTAAGGAGTATTAGCCTTCATGGTGGGGTTGGCTTTATGTAGATGGACTTCAGTCTCTTTGTCATCTCGATAAACTTGACGTTTGAGTCAAGGTTTTCTGAAAGGAAGATGCACACCTTGGTGAACTCTCCCCAATCATTCCACCCATACATACCGGTATCCTTATTCTTCAGGATTCCTTTACTGCGAAGTCTGTAGCGGACAGTGACAGGTTCGATCTTCAAGACCTTAGCTATGTCTTCCACTGTATAGATTGCAGGGTTTACCCTAGACATGTTTTGTTTAGTCCTTTGAGTACATACTTGATAACATCTCTCTTGTAGTCAATGGCATCGTTGATATCCTCATCTACGGTATCCACTGCCACAAGCTTGTAGATGGTTACTGGTCTCTCCTGCATCATTCGATGCAGTCTCGAGATAGCCTGATCGTTGTCTATGCTGGACCAAGTCTGAGAGTAGATGATGGCTGAGTTAGCTGCATACAAGTCTACCCCTACCCCTCCTGTCTTGATCTGGCAGACCAAGTAGTCAACTTGTCCAGCCTGAAACTTACGTAGAATTTCCGCGCGACCCTTCTCACCCACTGAGCCGTCAATCTTCCAGGCTCGACCGGTGTCCCTTTGGTGGCCGTTGAGGGAGCCCAGCACAGCGTTCACCTCGCTCAGGAAGCGGCAGAAGATGACCACAGGGGAGGGGAGCCGCCTGAGTAGGACGCCCAGCTTGCGGAGCTTCGCTTCCCCTGTGGTCATCACGTCTCCATCATCGTTCGGTACGAAGCCGCCACAGACTTGCTGCAAGCGTAGGATCTTGGTCATGGCCATGGGTGCCGTGACTTGACCCCTAGATAGATCAGCTACCATTTCATCTCGTAGCTCGTTGTAGATCTTGCGCTGCTTACCTAGGAGTAGGACAGGTACTTTCTTGATGGTAAGCACAGGGAGATTCAGAGTCTCTTTCTTTGTCATACGCAAGATATGCGGAGAGATGAGGTTTTTGAATGCTTTGTATTTAGTGGGACGCATCTCCCATTCCATGCCCATGTAACCACAGGGGCGGAGAAACTCTTGGGAGAACTGTGTGAAGGTTCCTAATAGGTCTTTATCCAGGAACCGCATTTGTCCGAACAGATCCATTGGTTTCTGCTCTAGGGGAGTGCCACTCAAGGCTAGCTTGTAAATCGACTTGAGGCGTGCTGCGACTCTTGAGTGCTTGGAGCCCCTATCTTTTAGGCGATGACACTCATCGTACACGATCAAATCGAATGTTCTTTTTTGTACCTTTGAGACAAGTCCCTTGATGATTCCCGCGGGCATCCGTCGATCGATCATCTTCTCGTAGTTGACAATCAAGACTCTGTGCCCGGAGGCATCTTTGAACTCAGGCCAGTTGAGGTAGATATCAAGTCCCTGAATCTTCTTAAGTGTAGTGACCCAGGTAGATATCAAGTTAGATTTGTTGCAGATGACTAGTATCTGAACATCGTAAGATACTATGAGACCCTGGTTTATGAGTTTCTCGATCATCCCAGCCGCTACCCATGTCTTGCCCAATCCTTGCTCAAGGTACAGAGCAGAACAGATCTTATTGAGGGCGAAGTCTAAGGCCTGGGTTTGATGAGGCAACAGCTGGGATGAGATGGTGTTCATATCATGGGTGCTTATAGCTTAGTGTTTGGTCTACTACTTCCAGTGCCGAAAGAACACTAGTGATTACGTATACGTAGTACCCAGCCTTTCTCATCTTCTTATGAGTGCGCTCCTGGATCTTGGTTGCCCCTGGGGCGCCCGGCATCTTTGTTTCAAGAGCGATGGGAACTCCATCCACGCATCCGATAATGTCTGGGATTCCCGACTGCTGGAATCGTGAGATATGCAGTTTAAACCAGAAAGACTCTGGATACTTTTCTTCCAGAGTCTTTCTGATTTTACGTGACAGCCTGCTTTCAGCCTGCGAAGCCATTGGTCAACAAACGTGCTCTAGTTTATCATTGACCAAGGATATGATTGCAGTGGTGAGAAGATCTACATGGTCATTGGAGAATTCTTCTATCCCATTTATCTCGTAGGTATGGAGAATTTCCCACTTGGAAAACCCTAGAGAATCCCTAGTAACATGTTCTATGGTAAACTTGTTTTCCACTGTAAGCACTAAACGGAAGATCCTACCTTTGTAGGTCCACTCCGTAGCTTTCCAAGGTTCTGGATGGGGTAGAACTAGGTTGTCTATGGACATTAGTCATGCCTATCTTTGCTAGTTATGGCAAAGAAAAGGATCACTGCGACAAGGTAGACAACGATCCATATGATGGCCAACAGTTCCCAGAAAGTCACTGTCTCTACTCCTCGGACAGGAGTTCTGCCTTTTCCAGAGCGGCGATGACTCGACTCTTCTTGAGCTTGGCTGGGCGAACAACCTTGAGGCTCTTGGATAGGCCGAACACCGTGACGAGATCATTCAACTCGTCATCGTCCATGGCATTCACCTCCGTCGCGGTGACCATCTGGACTTCCGTTCCCTCTTCCCCCTCTGCCTCTTCCTCGGCTTCCTCTTCAGGCTCCGGGTCCGGCTGGGCTGCTTTCTTGCTGGACTTGTACTCTTTCCCTGTGGTCGTCTGCTTCTTGGGGGGAGGGAGGGCTTCCTCCTCTTCCTCTTCGACTACTTCGGCTTCCCCCTCCTCTTCCTCACCATCATCGTTGACCACAGGGGACACGTCATCGGGATCGAAGGGGGTGATCTGGGAGACCTTGGATCTGTCCTTGCCCTCCCAGCGCTCGTGGAAGACGGAGGCCACTGCCTCACGGTCGATCACGTCATCCAGATCGATCTCGAATTCGTCCTGTGCCGTTTCGATCCCCAGAGCCTCAAGTAGATCCCGGAGAACCCAGAGGGACTGAGGCTGTAGACTGGTCTGGTAGTACAGCTTCTGTCCATTGAGCTTGTCGTCATCGTCGATGACGACAAGTATCCACTTCAGGTAATCCTTCTGAGACTCTGCGCCAACTTCCTGGGTCACCTCTCCGACGCGGAATCGGTAGTCTCCTTCGGGTAGGAGTACCCGCTTGTCGGTGTCGGTGAAGTCAACCTTGATGACATTGGTCTTCACCTTGCGATGGGGAGCCTTGTTCTTATTGTTGATTGGCATGTTTTCTTTTCCTTTTTATTCTTTCTTTTCGGGAAGCATGATGGAACGGATCTTGTCGTAGTCTGGATTGCTCAAGACAGATGGGAGGATGATGCTCTTGGGCTTGCGAAACTTGGTGGCATAGATTGGATTCGGACCTACTCGGAGGCAGTAGTCGATCTTCTCTATCTTTTGGGACTTGCCTTTGATGGGCTTGGTCTTGACGATTCTCCTTCTGATGAAAGTGTTGACAATGACGTGAGCGCTGGCGTTGAGATGCTTGGCTACGCTAGGAGATAGTGCTGGGCCTACCTCCGGGTCGATCATATGGTTGTCATCAGACTCCTCATCCCCAGAAAAGACTCTATCTTGTGCGATAAAGACAACTTCCATAGGTAGATCTCTGAAGTAGGTGATCCACGTTTTCATCTTGGAGGTTAGGTCGCCCCACGCCTGCCTGGTCATGGTTCCCCAGTGACCAGGCTTGTCCTTGTTCTTCGACATCTCATACACCAGGATCTGCTGCAGCTGAGATACGGTATCTACGATGACTGTGCTGTAGTCTTTTGATTTCTCGTAGACGTACCAATAGCCAGCCTCGAAGTCATCCCAGGAACGAACATTGATGATGTCAATATCATCGTCGTGAATGTCTGAGATAGAGTCTGTACCCTTATCATTGACATCGAACAGAACTAGCTTCTTTGGCCATGATGCGGCCAGAGTAGTCTTTCCCGTACCGCTTCTACCGTACAAGACGTACGATCTGAACTCGTCTCTACCAGGCTTACTGAGTATCACCTGGGAGATGTTTCTTGCTCCCGGGCTGATCTTCGTCGCCAGCCTTGTACTCTTTCTCTTTAACATACTCGAGGTCTCCTCCCGTCAAGTCGGTGCGGCAGAGTCTCTCATACTGGCACCATCCGCAGTGGCGGCCTATGTTGCGGTAATTCGGCAATCGATTATCTACAATCAGTAGAGCGGTGTCAAGGAACCCGCGCCACAGAGCGTCAACCACAGGGGCCGCCACCGGGTTGTAGATGCGCTGGAAGTAGCGACCGCGGCCCGTCTCGGCCATGGCCCGGAGCTTGGTGTAGCTCGGGGAGGAGAGCAGGGAGCGGGCACCCAGCTCGCGCTCGACTACGCTAGGAAGTGTGATGATCTCTCGCTGAGATAGTCTCCCATCCCTCAACTCTTGAGGAACGGTTGGGGGCTTACTCAAGATGTAGTTCCACAGGATTCCATCAATGCGCTTGGCCATCTTGAGCTTCAGCGCAATCTTGATGTAGACGCTGGTCTGAAGATTACGCCATCGATCGTCCTCACTCGGTAAAGAGGTTCCGAACGTCTTGTTTTCGACTAGCCAGATCTTGCCATTGGTGGTCTGCACGATGGCATCGATGGTACCCTTGACCTTGAACTTTTTGCCTTTGTACAAGATGTCTGTGCAGAACTCATGCTCTGAGTTTCTCTCTGCGACCTTGATGAACTTGAACTCCCTCGGGTTCCATGTCCGAAAATACTCATACATGATGTCGTATATGTCATTGAGGATGTCTCCGTAGTACTCCTTTTCTTCTGAGAACATGCGGAAGTCTTCAGGAGAGACCTTACGAATCTCTTCCAGAGCTTGCAAGGATGATCCTGTCTCAGCGTAGGTCTCAAGTACCTTGTGGGCTAGGGTGCCGAAAGCGAACGGTCTCGGATTCTTCACCGGGACTAGGTTTTCGATATAGTGATACTGGTGAGCTTGGGGGCAGTGCCTTGCGATGGCCACCCGCGATTGATTGATTGCCCATGTAGGGTCCCAGACTTTCAGTGACGTTGGCATGACTTTTAAAAATCCTTTCCTTTTTGTGATTGTTGCATCCATTTCTCGAGTGAGATGCCTTTGGACCAGGGGCCGATTTTGACATCAGCCACCATCGGAACGTCAAGCTTGATACGCCACTCATCTAGGATAAATGGATGGGTTATGAAGCTTGACATCTTCTCTGCGTACTCTGGGATGTAAGACTTATGTACTTGAGCTAAGACGGAGTCGTGTACCGTGGCAATAATTCTAACATTGTCTAAGGTGAACTCCTGGTCTGCCATGATGAGGGAGGAGAGTACCATGTCACTCACGAATGACTGGATGGGCGAGTTGATGGCTTGTCTCTCGGCTTCCCCGCGCTCTGGGGAATCATACTGCAGCTGTGCCAGAGGAAGTCTTCTCACTCTGCCGGACAGGTTCCGCACCCATCCATTGGCGCGGACGAATTTTCTCGTTCTCTCGTGCCAGGGTAGCAGGGAAGCGTACAGCCTGAAGAATCGGTTTCTGAAGTCCTGAGCTTGACGCGGAGTGAGGTGCACTCCGTAGTTATCTCGGGCATAGATGATTAGCTTTTTCCAGAACATCCCATAAATGAGACCAAAGTTTAATGACTTTGCTATGAACCGTTGTTCGCTAGTGATCAGGTTGATAGCTATCTCTAGAATCTCTGAAGCGGTAACAGAGTGGATGTCACCCCCCTCTTGAAAGATTCGCTTCATTCGCTTATCACCGGAACAGTGCGCGGTAATTCTAAGCTCTGCCTGGGATAGGTCTACCTCTACTATTTCCCAGTCTAGGTCATCTGATGCGATCAGAGATCTGATGATAGGATCTCTGTCTGTCTGCTGAATGTTCGGATGTTCACAGGATGGTCTTGATGTTACCGTTCCGTGAATCTTGAAGGTGGGATGAATTCTTCCGCCTACAAGATAGGGTCCCCATCCCTTGATGTAGGTACCCAGGAGCTTTTTCGCCCTGCGATGCTTCAAGAGTGCAGTAGCTACGGGATGATCTATCTGCAGTAGGACAGACTCATCTGCAGAATCCCCACCCTTTTTGGTAGCCTTCAGGCTCGGTAGTTCCAGCGTATCGAACAAGGCTACTGCCACTTGCTTGTGGCTTGCCCAGTTCACCCCTGGGACGATCTTATCTAGGGCTGAGGTTGACTCTTGGATCTGATTCTCTAGATGAGTTTTTACCTCACCCATGCGGGGAACGTCGATAGGGACACCGTTAAGCTCAATCTGCCGATAGATCTTCGACACTGGAAAGGTGAGGGTATCGTAGATCTTCCTTGAGCTGGGCTGGTTGTCCAGATCCTTGCGTATGTCAAAGCAGAGCTTCCGTGTGTACTTTAGATCCTTGGCAAGGTAAGTGGCGTGCTTTACGATGTCTCCATCCTTACCATGCTTGGTCTCCAGAGGAACATCGTATGCTGGGGTGCCGTAGTAGGACTGAGACAAGTACTCAAGGTCATGAGGTGAGTTTTCGTCTATGGAGTAGTGCATCAGTCCAGTGTCAATATCTGGAATGATGTTTACATCATAGATGACCTTGAAAAACAGTGAGTCAAACTTCCCGAATTGAGTGGCTACTTCACAGATTCTTAGGGCCTGCACGAGTTTCTGCACCATCAACTGCTTTACTCGTGGGGATGTATATGACCACAGGGGATGGCTAGGGTAGTTGATAGGCCATATGTACTGGGCCTGTCTTGTGCCAACTCCGATAGAGACAATCTTGGCATCTTCTGCCCACGGATACAGTGATGTTGTCTCTATATCTAGTGAGACCACACCTTGGAGGTAGGAGAGGAACGTAGTGAAGTTGTCAAGGGTGACATACTCAATAGATAAGCGTTCCTCCTTGTGCGTTCCATCGATGAGAGACTTGAACAATCTTAGGTCTGAGATCAGCTGGGATCTCGCCCTTGGGGATCTTACGATATAATTCGGATGGAACGTGGGGAGGTAGGTTTTTCCTGCATGAGTGAATGGTCGCCCGCGCAGTTGCTTGGGCAGCTTGGCCCCTGTGGTCACCGCTCTCAGGGGAACAGCGCCCAACAGCAGCACGTGGGTGGCGCCGCTGGCTTCTAGCTCACTGTCGAGGTAGGGGCGACAGGCGCGCTGCTCAGCCGCGGTCGGGGGGCGATCACCTGGGGGTAGGCAGCGCACGAGATTGGTCGCGCGCATGGTGGCCCTGTGGAGGCCTACCTCTGCCAGAGCTTGGTTCAGGATCTTGGCCTGGGATCCTGCCAGGGTCACTCCATTCAGATCATCGAACCTGGACGGAGCTTGCGACAGGATGAGAGCCTTAGAGTTGAGTGGTCCGTTACCCTGCAGGCACACAGAGAATGCCTGGTTACTCAGAGGGCATCTCGTACAGTTCGGGTCGTAGAGAAGTGGCATGAATCCTTGATAGGTAAAACTAGAAAAGCCCTACCACAGGGGAGTGGTAGAGCTTGACTAGGGGCCTTTTTACTTTGTGTGCACCTTTGGGTCGGGGAGCCTCACGCCTGGATGGGCACCTCGATCATGCGGCGGGAGAGCATGAGGTCCATCTTGGAGGTAGGGGCCTTGAGGCGGACCATACCACCATCGGAGACAGCTACGACCTTGAGCTTGACCAGATCCTCCTCGGGGACACCGGAGGAAGTGTAGGCGGCGCGGAATTTCTCCCTCATGGCGACGATGTCTCCCACGTCCACCCGAGCGGCAGTCGCCTGGCCCCCACGGACGTAGTCGGCGGACACGTTGCCGTAGTGCTCGGCTGCGCTGTTCACCCTGGTGAGAGCCTCACCCAGCTCCTGGGCAGCGGCGGAGATGTTGTTCGCCTCATCGTCATCCCACTTGCTCAGGCGCTCGTGAGCCTGGCCAAGCTTCTTGGCAAGGGAGAGGACCTGCACGTGTGCCTTTTGCGCCGGGGGAAGGTTGTCGTAGTCGCCACGACCCTTCTTGGCCTTGGTGGGCTTGTCCTTGTCCTTGTCCTTGTCGGTGCTGGTCTGCTTCTGCGGGGTGGATCCGTTGGTCTTGGCGGTGACGGTCTTGACGTTGCTGGTCTTGATGATGGCCATGATGTTGTGTGTCCTTTTTGTGTGTGATTGTGAGGGGTTACCTAAAAGGGTTGCGCGGTGCTGCTGATTTGGATAGTGTGGTCGGCTCGTCTGAAAGTCAAGGGGGGGATTGTGAATTTGTCTTCTAGGTACCGGTCCGTTGTTAACGATGGTTCTTTCGTACGATCGGATCATACGTCAATCACAGAGTTGGCGCAAGAGTTAAAGATCTCTCCTCAAGCAATTCGCATACGAATAAAACGAGGGTTGATTCCTGAAGCATTCCGTTACGGTGGGAGATGGTACGTCACCAACGCGGTAGCTGAGGTGATCATAATGAACCATCGCTACCGCCGATCTTCCAAGTGGGGCCTTGGTGCTCCCCCCTCCCATGAGGTTGGGCCTGGCGCGGTTCGTACCCGAGGATGGACGTGGCGCGGCAAGCGTCGTGAGGGGAAGTAGATGGCTGGAGCCAATGGGCTATCTACTAATGGAAGCTCGGCGGACCTGGAATACCTCTTTCAGACTCTGTGGAAGGAGAAAGGGACGGGTGCCTGGTATCGCCTGTGCTGGAAGAGTCCTGCGGGGCAATTTTCATCTGGACGGTGGTTTTCCAAGAATCAGTTAAAGACTGAGCTTTTGGAATGTATTTCATCCCACGCTGGGGATAACATCTACTGGCAGTGTGCCGGGGCGGATAACATAGAGATCGGCGCCCAAAAACAAGGGTGTCTCGCCCCTGGATTTCTATGGGTTGATATGGATGGTGGGGCTGGTCCTGCTGATGTTGTGCCCCTGCCTACGATGGCGTGGGAGACATCTGCTGGTAAGTGGCAAGGTGTGTGGATCATCTCGGATGGGTACATGACCGAGGATCTCAACAAGCGCCTTACATACTACTTACGAGCCGATCGTGCGTGCTGGAAACAGAATCAGGTATTACGTGTTCCTGGGACTGTTAACTATGGGGATCCCGTAAAGGGGTTGTACTCACCTCCGCATCATGGGCGCATGATATGGAGTGATGGACCTACGTACACCCTAGGAGAACTAGAGAGACTGATTCCCCCCATTGATGAGGTTACCGCTCGTGTGAACTCTAGTGGTGTACTGAAAGCTAGGGTACCCCCACGTCTGCAACAGATACTTAAGAGACCTGCAACAAAAGGTAATAGAAGTGATGTTTTCCATCTTCTAGTACGCGGGTTACGTGAGGCAAAATTTGATTTAGATGGAGTTGAAGATGTTTTACGCGGAAACTCTTGGGCTGCTAAGTATGAGTCTCGCGGAGTCGATGGATTACGTCGTGCGATAGAATCGTCGTGGAGTAAAGACCCTAGTATTGTTGAACGCAAGAAAGAGGAGAAAATAGATGCCATCATTCGTGGGGAGGGGAAAGGCAAGGGAGGTACCGATGGGTGGGTTAGCAAGTTAAAAGGGGTAGAAGACTTGGATACTCGGCGCGGTCCATGGATATGGTTCCCCTATGTTCGGGTAGGTGAATTATCCATGATGACAGGGTATGGGGATAGCTGCAAATCATGGTTAGCTTTTGAGATAGCTAAGCATGTTCTAGATGGTACCACTGATACGATGCCATCATTACAACCTAGTGGGATTATGGGTAAGGTAATGATCTGCACCCAAGAAACTGGGGAAGATATCCTAGACGAGAGATTTACAAAGCTTGATTGTCGTACCTATATTGATCGTCATATACAAGCTGTACGAAACGGCTTTAGAAGAAAATGGAAACCCCTCGGGGAACAGCGATGGGCCCTGTACAGTGAGAGTTTTAGCTTAACTGATATGGATACCTTTGCGGATTTTGCTCGTGAAGTTGTAGAGTTTAAGCCTAAGCTAGTAATACTTGATACGATTCACTCGTATCTTGCAGGTACAGATACTCATCGCGCTAATGAAGTAACCAATGCAATGCTTCTGCTTAAGAAACTTGCTGCAGAAGTGGGGTGTGCAATGATCCTTGTCAATCACTTTAACAAAGGGACTGATGAAAAGACTACTGTTGTTAATAAAAGTATGGGTTCTGCAGCCTTTGGTAATACCGCTCGTAACGGAATGGTAGTTGCCAAAATAAAAGAAGGGAAATACTTTGAAGAGGATTACAGTGGGGTATGGAACGGGAAGAATAACAATGTTCGTACGGATCTTATCCCCCCCGGTCAAATGTATCGAATTCGGGAAGAGACTTTTTACTCTGCTACATGCATAAATTCACGTAAAGTAGTCATAAAACAAGGGACTTGTTTCGAATGGTGCCCCGATGTAAGTGAACTTAGTGCCGATTATGTTGTCAAAAATCAGCATAAAGGTGGAGTACGCGGGGGCCGCGCGGCGATTCGTAGTAGCGCAGCAGAATGGCTACGATCGAAACTAGCGGATGGCCCTATGAATATCGGTGCTGTGAAAAGGCTTGCCGAAACGGAGTTATCATTTTCTTGGGAAACCTTGAAAAGAGCAGCAAAGACTATTGGAGTTGTTACCCTGCCGAAGGGGCCAAGACGGGGTCACCAGAAATTCTGGACGTGGTCGCTGCCCGTCGTCTCGGGGGGCTGAAATCGAGGGGGTCTTCTAGCAGGGGGGAATTGGGACCTTTGTACCCTGTTTAGGGGGGAAACTAGAATGATTACAGGTAGCTTCACAAAGAACATGACAAGGAACATTGGGGGTAAGCTGTTCTTTGTGAGTTGACCTTTGTCAAGGGGGCACAAAGGTCAACTCGACACAAAGCGCAAAGAACAAAAATACCCATGTTCTTTGTTAATACAATAATAATAACATATATATATACTACAAAGCACTCAGTACCGGGGTGTGTTAACGCGTAACGCGTTGAGCGATTAAGTGTGCGATATTATTGATATGCCAATGGGTTAGCATACTCGATACAGTGAGTTATCACACGAGACGGAAGCCAATCGTAGTTTGTGCAACACTTTTTTTAACTAGGGACGAATGGGGAAAGATCGATGGATGAAAAAAGGCGAAAAATGGAGTTTGAGACAGGTCTCATTGTTCAGGTTACCTGTTGTTTGATGGGCAAACAAAAACCATTCATTACAGAACCAAACCAAGAGGAATTTGTACGACAGTCTTGTACTTACGTAAGATGCGAAAGGGCTGCAACAATTATGGTGCAACATCTAGTCATGAAACAAGAGAAGAAATATTCCATATATGATGGGAGGTTTGATTCAGATGATGAATGGGCAGGACTTGAGGATGTTTTTTAGATGATGAATGAAAAGAACTCGAGAGGTAGGTATGGGGGTTTTCTACCCGCGGTAGGATGGAAAGCCTACTTCATGAAAAGTGCGGCTACCGGGACAGATGGACCCGGAGGTTTGCCAGACCTGATTACGATGCCTGTCGTGGCCTGGTGTCGTGTGAACACTCGTGAGGTGACCTTGGCCCCTGTGGTCTGCGATAGCTTTTCTTGCTGTGTCGTAGTTGAGTCGATTCTTCAGTTTGGGGCATCGTCGATTCTTGTAGGTCTTACAGGTCCAGGAGAAGCAGACTTGACTTACAAGCAAGCTTTGCGACGTTACGCAAACTTGAGGAACGAGTATATTTCACCCGTGACCTCCGTGGCCCCTGTGGTCTCCGATGATTTGATTCAAGAAAGGGAAGGATGAATTTTATGGCCAAGAAAACTTACGTGAAGCCTGCTGCAAAGAAGACTGCCAATGTTGGTGCCCTGCTGGAAACTGAGGCAGGCTGGGATGCCGATGATGTTGACACAGAAGATATCGATTCCTCGGATGAGGAAAATGCAGAAGACGAAAGCGACGTTGACCCTGAGGTGCAGGAAGACCTGGCCCCTGTGGTCAACGCTGGGCTGTGGCCGGACCACACCAGCCTCTTGCACCTGTGTGCAGATGCGGATGTACCCCCACACAGGGCCCGCTCTGCGCTACGGGCTGGGCGCCTGGGTGCGCGTGGCCGTGAGGCGGGGTGGCGCTACACCGCTGCCGAGGTGCCGCGCGTGAATGCAATTCTGGAAAAGCTCGCCCGAGACATCGCCCGCGAAACTCGTAGGAAGAGAAAATAACGCTCGCACGTGCACCAGAGGGGTACTTTCAATTTGCGGGCTGCCACCTGGCGGGGTACGCTGAAATCGGCAGTGAATCAGGTTTCCGGTGCAGAACAGAGTTACTTTTAACAAACGCAGGAGGGGTCATGACGAGCGCGACGATTTGGTGGGCATGGCAGGACTTGATCCTGCGACAGCGTAAAGGGCTATGGGACCGCTACCGTGCGGAGTGCAAAGCCAATGGGGTGCCCCGCAGTAGATTCAGTGCTCGTTTGGACCTAGGATGGACACCTAGGGAGGCATCTCAGCCATGACTCTACGCGAGGAAATGGATAAGAAAAATCCACGACTTGCAGAGCTTGCCCTCAAGCGAAAGAGTACCGCAATTCGGCTGTTCTGTGTGGAGTGTGTAGGGGGGTCTATACCGGATGCCAAGCACTGCCAGACGCGTGAGTGTCGCCTGTGGCCCCATGCCTATGCCAAGTGGAGGCAGACCGATGTCTGAAAGTGGGCGAGGTAGTAGGCGTGGGGGGAGTGGGCCTACGCGGCCCCTACGTGTGACACCACCCGTAGGCGCTGGCTCGGGCGCGGGTGCAGACGCCGGTGCGGGTGGTGGGGTGGGGGATGAATCGGAACGAGATCGGCTGAATGCAGCTGAAAATCGCATCATGGAGTTGCAGGGTACATGCGAAAGGTTGTGCGTTGACGTCATGCGGCTGCAACTGGAGTTGTCTGGAGTGATAGGAATCTTGAAGAAAAGCGGCAGTGTTTCAGATGGATTTCGAAGCATTGTTGTTCGGGAAGTGCCCCAAGAGAAGAAAGAGAAAAGAAAAGGTGAGGTTATAGAGGTGGATAGGGAGGGGGATACGGATAAAATGCCTGCGCTTGATCGCTCTGGTGCGGACTCAGAAGAGACAGGTATGGCTAGCAGCACGAAACATAGGGAAGAAAAGTAAAAAGAAATTAGAAAAGGCCTTACAGTTGAAATGAGAAAAGGCGCCTACCTTTGGGTAGGGCGCCTTTTTTCTTTTCGCTCTTGCGCGGGAAATTTGTTTTTGGAGGCTTCTACGGGGGGCTAATTTGTTTTTCCTCTGGATGCGCGGGGATCAAATTAGTCGCCGCAGGCGCGGTTGGCGGCAGTCCATTCATCCGCCGCGATGGACGCCTCCCCCGCCTCCCTCAAGGACTCCCATCCATGGTGATCGCAGTCGTGCGCTAACAGATAGTGTTGGACCGAGTTGGCAAGTGTCTCGACGATCGAGACGAGCGGCCACGGCTTGTCGGTCCGCATGATCGTCTCGCGTTCCTCACGCGCCCCCTCGGTCTTGGAGTCGGCGAGCATCCGGTCCAGTTCAGGCCCAACTGCCTCCAAGAGCTTGTATTGACCTACCGTCACGGCTAGAGGTTTTTCAGCCCGGCCCAGCTCGCGGGCGGCTTCGACGGCGAGGAGGATATTTTCTCGAAAACTCAGGCCACTTTTTCCGATGTTCCAGCGAGCGATCGCTTCGTTCACGATGCGCTCAATCTCGGAGTTTGGGTCTGTTGGTTTCATACCTGGATATTTCCTTGGATCTGCAGCTGCATTTGATTCGGGGGGCGCTCGATGCATGTAATCTGAACTCCGAACGTGGTGTGGATATGGTCGATGATCGACGTGATGAGGACTGTGCGCAGGAGTGGGTCATCTGCGAAGTTGGGGGTATAGGTGCCTATGCCATCCTGTGGGGGTCCATCGATGGTGATGATGGACATGTCACGGAAAACAGTGATGGCTGCAGCTATGATATCAGAGATGTTCATTGTGGCCTTTGTCTTTCGTTTCGTTTTGCTAAGTAAAGAACTTGCGGTCTGGATCTTTGGTACATCTGGGGCACTGGGGTTGATACTTGAACTGGTTGTACTCATGACGCGACATGACATACCCGCAGCATGGGAAGATTCTATCCCCTGAGTCGAGGGGCTCAGCTGCGGCTCCTACTGGCGTGGCCCCTGTGGTTGAGTGCATGGGGCGGTGCCTTGTGCAGTTTTTACACCTTACGATATCACTAAGCATGAAGTCTCGAGTGTTGTGCTTGACTTTCATACCTATGGTGTAGGCGCGGCCGCAGACGACTTCTGGGTCTAGAGGATTGAGGAGAAGATGGTACTTGCGGAAGTGGCCACCCTCCTTACGCATCTTTCTGATCTTCTCTGCCTGCGCTTCATTCTCCCTGATGAGTACTGCTATCTTCTCTTCCAGGGATTCTACGTACTTTCTCTGTTGTTCTAGCGCCCATTCCTTTTCGTATGTACTCTGAAACCAATCATTTATTTTCTTGCGTATCTCGGGATTGTCGGTGACATCTTCTGCGATGTACGGGTCATCTAGAATCAGTGGACTTGTGTCCTTCTTTTCTTCTTTACTCGTGTCCGAAGGCACAGGCTTTTCCTCTCTTCTTTTCCCGAGTCATTCCTGAAAAGAGACCTTCAAGGTAGGCCTCATCATAAATCATGAGAAGGAACTTCTCAAGGACTTTGTTGCTCGTTAGGTGCATCGCTTCTTTCTTGTAGATCTTGGCCCACTCCTTGACTCGCTGAGTTCTCTGTGCAGGTGTCAATGGTTTCAAGTCCTGATTTTCATTGAGTTGATTTTTCATGTTGTCGGAGATCAGAACTCCAAAGTCCTGTATCGAGTTGATTTTTCATGGGGATAAATGAAGAAGAAGAAGGGCTTGAAGTGCCCGGGGTAACGTTCGGGGTTGTGTAGGGCTTGCTGGTCGAATCGTGCGATGAACTGCCTAGCTACATCTGGGGTACTTATGGACTCATAGATATCATTGATGGTTTGCCTGATACTGATATCGTTGAGTGTAACTGTAACTCGGAAGGCTCTCGTTGCTTCCTTCACCGCTAGAGCGACGGGGCACTCCTCGGAACTCCTGCCTACTCCAGTGATGATATGGAGGGCGGTTACGTTGATTATCATATGGATGCCTCGTCCTTATAGTGGATGGAATGGGAGGGGGCCTTTATCAGAGGCAGGAAGAAAGAGAACGGGGAGGAGATGTAGATAGCGTCCCCCGAATCGAACCTATCCAGGAAGTTTTTTATGAAATCATCAGTCATTACTCGATAGTATGCCCCATCGGTGAGCCTGAAGACGATGTAAGCATAGCTTATGAGTACCTTGGTTACATCTGGATGATCCATGATGGCTAGGGCTATCGGACACTTGCAGGAATCCCTGGGGATACCCTTGTCGATATGCTCCTGGGTGACGATGATAAATAATTTCTTGACGTCGGTCATGGTCATGGTCTTTAGATTCATTTGGTTAGATCTAGCGTGAAGGAGAAGGGTTCCACAAGCTCGTATCTGTCGAACTTGTTGAGGAAGTGCCCAACTATCTCCGGTACCTCCATATCATACCAAGCTTGGTCATGTATGAATACTGTGATCTTATCGTAGGTTACGATTGCGTTGACTACCTTTGGGTTCCTCTTGATGGCTAGAGCGACTGGGCAATCGCAAGCCGTTTTGGGTTGACCCTTTTGGATATCTTGCATGGTGACGTCGATGCGAAGTTCTGGGTGCGTGTTCATGATTTAGTATCCTTGCATCATTGGGAAAGATTGGTCAAGCAAGATTAAGAAAGATTTTGCTCTTTCTTAACCTTGCCCAACCATGGAAGTTTTATCTTAGTCCATCTCGATCAGGGAGAACCGCGTGTCCGCGTCGCTGGGCTCCTGGGGCTCGGCGGGCTGGGTGGGCTTGGCAGGGGTGCGGACGATGGGGGTGGCAGTGGCCGTGGGGAGCTTGACGATGCGCTCCTGAGCCGCGCGGTAGGCCTTGCGGAGGGCTTCCTTGCTTGGGCCCTCGGGGTAGGTGCGCAGCGACTCACCCAGCGGGCGGAGAGCGCCCAGGGAGGTACAAGAGTCCATGCGGGCCAGGAGATCCTTCACCGGGGTTGACGACTTGGCGCTGAGCTTGAGGGAGGTGTTCTCATCGATGTTCAGGGTACGAACGTTGTCTGCGGTGATCTCTCGGATGCTCTTGATGTCGAGGAGAGCGAACCTCTTGCTGGTGTCGTCGATGTAGGTGTTGAGAGTCTCGATCAGAGAGTTGAGAATTCGGATGGTGGAGTCCATCGCTTCCTCGCCGCAGAAAAGGCGGTAGCTCGTGAGACGATCCTGGATGGTGGTCGTCTTGTTGAGGAGGAGACCTGCCTTGCCCGCGTCCATCTCGTTCTTTTCGATGTAGGTGTTCAGGGTGGCGCCGATGCTCTTGACGTCATCCGCCAGACTCCTTGCGATGCCGAGCTTGAGCTGATCGCTTGTGGCAATCGGAAGGAGGGGGTTGATCCAGTTGGTTCCCCAGCCCAGTGACGCCACCATGTCGGTGATCTTCTGCGCCAGCGTCTTGCCCGTCTGGGGGATGTAGTAGCCCAGGCCCAGGCCGGTGGCACCGCAATGGTTCCACAGAAGATCTGAAATCCAGGTGGTGACGTCACCTGCCTGATGAACTTGGTTGTCCATGAGGCCGTTGAAGGTGGCCAGGATGCTCTCTCCGAGCTTGTCGTCCCCCTTGTAGGTGAGGGTGGTGCCACTTACCTCGACCGTGCAGACCAGGGGGCCCATGGCGTCGCCCACGTTCTTCCCCTGCAGCGCCTTGCCAATCGACCATCGCGCATCGCAGGTGCGGGCGAGACCCTTGACGGGGGAGAGATCAGCGGTCTTGTCGCGGCGCACGACATAGCTCTTGTTGTTGAGCAGGCGCACCGCGTGGCCAGCCTGAGCGATCGGACTCTTCACCTTCGGGGCCCAGTTGGACGGAAGACTTGCGCTCTCCAGACCCGCAAGGATGCTCTGGTGGGAGAGCTTGCTCTGGCCACGCCAGCCGGCCATGGCGCCCTCGCCAGCCGCGGCCTGGCCCGCGATGCTGAAAGAAGAAACGTTGCTGGTCCGGTTCGTCATCTTGTTCATGTCCTCAGTGTGCATCATGGGGGGAGATTAGTCAAATTCTTTTTGAAAGATTTCTCAGGAGGATGTCGATTCTCTGGGATGCGGTCTTTGCATCCTCGATGTACTTCTGGACCAACGTGTGAATAACATTGGGAATCTCGGGAGTTGACTTGGGCTGGGGCATACGGGCATTGTAGCTACAATGTAGCCACACGCAAGAAAAATCTTTGGAGATACTTTTCTGATGATAGTCTTGCTTTTCTTCTCTGGGATAACGGATAATCGGAAGTATGCCAAAGCACAAGATTCGAGTATCGGAGGTGGGGATAACCGCACAGGAGGACAGTGGTCTCGTTCACCTCATGGAGTTCTCCTACAGAGCTCACACCTACTGTGTGACTCGATGGGCCGATGGGACGCTCGACTTAGAAATCGAGGTAGAGGAAGATCACGATGGTGAGTCGATCACTATCATGCAGGTCTTTGCCCACGCTGAGATCACGTGGTACACAAACTCGGTGTACAAGATGTACTACCGGGAGGATCTAATTAGCTCATGGCAAGCACAGGTAAGTGATAGGGTTAACGATCGTTTGTTCGCTGCTTTTGCCGAGGCGATGCGCCAAACTGGCTGGCAAAAATACGATAGACATAACGAGTGGAAGGAGAATTCATCAGAATGAGTGTAAGTGATTTTGAGATTGAATTGGGTAGACTACTGAACAGAACCAGCAAAGAAAAGGAGAGTGATACCCCTGATTTCATCCTAGCCAAATACTTGATCCGGTGCCTAGAGGCATTCAATGAGGCTACCAAAGATAGGTCCGAATGGTATGGCTATCGCTATCTCGATTCCATGAGGGAAGGGAAGAAAGAATGAAGTCTACATCGGAGAAGATAAAAAGTTGTCCCTTCTGTGGGATGGCCCCTGTGGTTTGGCAGGAAATCGATCCATCCCGGGGCTATGGATGGGTAGTTCGATGCCTCACGACATGGTGTCCTGCGCTTCCCATGGTGAAGGGACCTAGCGAGGGGTTGTGCAAGACACGCTGGAACCGCCGAGCTGGGGCGCCTGAGTACGCGCGGGCGCGCCGTGTGACCATCGCTCGAATGCGCGCCAAGCTACGCGATCTGCGGGATCTAGCGGAAGCCGTGGTTTCCGAGTTGACCTAGCGCGACGATGTAGCTACAGTCTCAGGCCATCACTAAGAAAGAAAAGCAGATGGAGGTGTCTGATAGCTTACCTGCCAAAACGCGCACGATTCGTTCTAGGGTAACTGTCGAACAACATGCCAAATATCTTGCAAAAGCATCGAGGCAAGATATCAGTCTCTCCGAACTGATCAGAAGACTTCTAGAAGCATCTCCCTAACTCTCACCTCACTCTCACCAAAAGGCCCAACCAAATGAGTTTCCGCTACGCCCCTTTCCCGGGGTATGACAATCTTTCTCTTTCAGAGCGTCTGAGCAGTCCCTCAGAACAGTCCCTTTCCGATCTCGCGGATGGCCCCCCTGTGGTTTCCCGGCAACTCAGGTTCGACTTGACGGATGTAGGCGTGGACTTCGGTACCATGGATACCCAGGTCCATGTCCATGTTGACCACGGGGAGGATGGCCACACGCTGTGCTCTGATGCCGTAGTGCAGGCTGTCGAGAATGGGCTGCGACGCATCAACGAGTATCAACTGCCGTCGTGCAAGATTCCCGAGGGCATCTTGTGTGAGTGTGCACGTGCCATCGCAACCGATCTCATCGTGAGAGGAATGGTCAAGCTATGAGTGATCCAGAAAAGCCGAATGAGGAAGGTGTAACTTTCACGTTTGGGGGGAAGGAAATTAAGCCGATCATTCTCGAGGGTACTGTCGAAGAGATCAAGAATCAGCTGCATAACTTCGTGATGGATGTTCTCAAGAATGAAACAGAGGAAACGAAGTCTGCACCTCAGTCCATGTCTGATCGCGAGGATGAGGAAAGCTGTCGATGGTGCATGAAAAACATCATCAGGACTCGCGAGGAAGAGAAGAGTCTTGCTGCGATCTTTCAGATGATCGATCGTGGGCGTCACAGCGAGAGGGCTTCTTCTGAACTTCGCCATGACCTGCAGGTTGCCTACGATGTTCTGATGCGTGTCCCCTCGCACGTCGATGCAGCGCATGAGGAAATTCACAAGCTGCAGATGCAGATCATGGATGACCTACTAGCGATCTCTCAAATGAAAGCAGAGATCAGAGACTTGAAAGCCAAGTTGGGTATATCTCCTGGGGATCCCATCCCGTACAACGCTTACTGGTGAAGGCGGGTGAAGGAAGGGGAATAGTCCTCTTTCTCATTCTTGTAAACCTAAAAAATAAATAAGAAGAGGGTGCCAATGGTGTAAGCTGAAAGTGTCTATCCCCAAGGAAGACCATACAAGACAAAAAGAAGTAAAGGCAAAGGGCTCAGGTGATTCGGAACCTACTGGGCCCTTTGTCTTTTTGTGCGTCGTGGGTATACTCGGGGCGTGCCGCGCAAAGAGATCAAGGTTAGTGAAATCCGCAAGCTGTCCATGCTTCAGGTGACTGAACGGGAAGCGGCGGGATTCTTTGGGGTTCGCGTCAAATGGTTCAAGCGGATCCTGAAATACGATGCGCGCGCCGCTCAGGCCTGGGAAGACGGGCGTCAACAGGGACTTGTGGGACTGCGCCGCTCGCAGATGATCCTGGCGCACGGCAACGCGGCCATGGCCAAGTGGCTGGGGCGCCAGTATCTCGGACAGACCGACACTGTCATCATGCAGCATACCGGTGCCGATGGTGGTCCGATTCAGACCATGGACCTTGAGAAACTCGGTCCCAAGGAACGCCAGGATCTACGAAACATCCTACTGAAGACTCGAGTCAAGCGAGACTCTGAGTCCAGTGATGACGAGTAGATTGTGTACGCTTTTGATTTAGATCCTGAAGAGACTCTACGACAGCTAGATATCATTGATAGCGCTGAGAGCCTATCGGCTTACTCGCGCCTGGCGTGGCATATTGTTGAGCCTACCCGAGACATGATTCCTGGGTGGCATCAAGATGCAGTCAATGACCATCTGAGCGCGGTATCTGCGGGTCATATCAACAGGCTTCTCATCAATGAGCCTCCGGGGCTGATGAAAAGTCTATCGACTGAAGTCTTTTGGCCGACGTGGGAGTGGGGCCCAAAGAATCATGCAGGGCTACGATACCTGTGCATGTCGTATTCCCATGAGTTGACTAAGAGAGACAACCGCCGTTCTCGAAACATCATCCAGAGTAAGTGGTATCAGTCCCGGTGGGGTGATCGTTTTCATGTTGTCGGAGATCAGAACTCCAAGATTCGATTCGACACCAACAAGATGGGGTGGAAGATTGCCTCTTCGGTTGGTGGTCTAGGTACCGGTGAGAGAGCCGATCGCGTCATTGTTGATGACCCCCACAACATCAAAGAAGGGGAATCGGAGGCTAAGCAGAAAGAGGTCCTCCTGTGGTTTGATGAGGTGTTGCCCACTCGGCTAGCCGATGCGCAGAAGTCTGCGATCATCGTCATTATGCAGCGTGTTGGTGACTCTGATGTAAGCGGTCATATCCTCGAGGCACAGCTTGGGTACACGCACCTCATGCTGCCTATGGAATTCGAACCAGATCGCAAGTGCTTTGTGTACATCAACGAGCGGCTGTTCTTTCAGGATCCACGTACTCTGGACAATGAGCTTCTGTGGCCTGAGAAGATGACTCGTGAAGTAGTTGAGCGCGACAAGAAAGCCATGGGTCCCTACGCTACAGCTGCCCAGTTTCAACAGGCGCCCGCACCTCGCGGCGGTGGCATGTTTAAGCAGACATGGTGGAACTTCTGGAAGCGTAAAGGGGATAACAGAGCTTACGTTCGCCCAAAGGGTTGCAATTCAAATAGCTCTATCATACTTCCTGATGATGATGACTTCGATGCGATTCTGTTGTCGGTAGACGCAGCCTTCAAAAAGATTGACACGGGCTCTAGAGTAGGGATGGTAAAGCTAGGCTTTCTTGATGCCCTTGTGTTTGTCTTGGAAGACTACACCGACCATATGACCTTCGATGAGACATGCGAGAACATCGTTGCAGTAACCGAAGGAGACAATCGCATTGGTCGTGTACTTGTGGAAGCGAAGGCTAATGGCTCGGCCATTGTCAATCATCTGTTCAAAAAGGTTCGCGGCATCATCGAAGTAGATCCCGAAGGTGGCAAGGAAGCTCGTGGCAACGCGATTGTCCCTGTGGTCAAAGCAGGACAGGTGGTTATTCCCGAGGGCGCACCATGGCTAGGCAAGTGGTTCCATGAGTGGAACACCTTCCCCAAGCTAGGTCGCAAGAATGACCGTGTAGATGCTACTTCTCAAGGCATCATCTATGGGTCTCAGAACATCGATGAACTTCGAACCATCATGCTCGGACAGATGTAAGTAAAGTAAAAAGTAAAAGTAACAATGCCTAAGAGAGTCAAGAATACGATCGTCTGCGTTCTCTGTGGAAAGAAGATAGTTGCCACCTTAGACGAAGCCATGAAAAATGGCTGGCGTATATGGCTTGGCGGGGCCCAGTGCCCTCGGACGCATCGGGGCTTGCCCTCGACCTAGACGATCGGTTAAGAATTTGATCCGTGGGAAAACAAAATAGCTCCCCTCCTGCGGGCAGAAACGGCAAGAGGGGCAATCCTGGGTGGCAAAAGGGGGGTGAGTCGCCCAACCCGGACGGGCGCCCGCCCCTGCACCCACCCCCGCGCGCGCGAGCTGGCACCGGCGACGCCGCTCGCATCGAGGATCGCCTCGATGGGCTGCGGGATCAGTTGCGTGGTGATGGGTGGATGTCTCTGCAGACTGCCATGGGGACGGTCCGGGACAAGCGTCAATCCTACCTCGTCCAACCGACTACAACTGTCAACACAGACACTGCCATTGATCTATGGCGTAGCAATGACATTGCTTCCAAGATCATTGAGGTCTGGCCTGAAGAGATGTTGCGTGAGGGCTTTGACCTTGATGTACCTGGGGAAGAGACTGATCTACAGACAGATGTTCATGGTGTCTGGGATGACCTAGAGCTCAATGATGCTCTCTACTGGTGTTCTGCATGGAAGAGAGCCTTTGGTGGAGGGGCGACCATCTATGGTACTCTTGATGGGGCGGAGAACATCTCGCGATGGTCAACTCCTCTGGACATAGATCGTGTCACTGATGTTCAATTTCTCAACTTCATAGAGCCCCAGTTCCTCACTCCCAAGGAAAGATACAGCGAGCCTAGGGAAGCCAAGTATGGCAAGGTCAAGATTTGGGAGCTTGCGTCAACCACAGGGGAACGCAACAGCCAGCCTATTCAGATTCATGAGTCTAGGCTATCGACTTTTTCAGGGAAGAAAGTCACTCGAGGGTACTTGAGTGGGGTGCTGCCTGGGTGGGGGGACAACACTCTCACTGCTGCTCACGAAGTCTTGCGAGACTTCGGCCTTACGTGGGCTAATGCTGCAGCATTGATCGAAGTGATGAGTCTCGATATCATCAAGATGGATAAGCTTGCTGATATGGTAGGACGCGGGAAGAATGATATCTTTGTCAATCGCATGACTGCTATTGACATGTTTCGAAGTAACTTCCGCCTCATGCTCCTGGACAAGCAAGAGGATTTTGAGAGGAAGAGTGTCAATCTTTCTCAGCTTCCTGAGATGATGACTCTGTGGATGCAGAGGACTGCGGCGGTTGCAGACATACCAGTCACTCGGCTTTTTGGAATCAGCCCAGGGGGGTTGAACGCCACGGGTGACAGCGATGTACGATTCTTCTATGACAGAGTCAAGGCTGCGCAAGGCCGAGAGCTAACCTCTACTGTCGAGACTGTTACTCGATTCGTCTTCAAGAAACTTGGGGCTGAAGAACCACTCAGTTGGGACATTACCTATCGCCCCCTGTGGCAACCGACGGAGAAGGAACGAGCCGAGACTCACCTCACTCAGAGTACAGCAGACATCAACTACATCCGCGAAGGAGTCATTCGCCCCATCGATGTAACCAAGAGTAGATTCTCCAGTGCACGTTTTAGTCTGGATACTAACGTGGATATCGATGAGATCGAGGATGCTCTAAAGATCAAGACTGAACAGGCAAAGAAGATGATCTCCGCCGGAGTCGATGAGAATGGACTTCCCATTAAAGGTGAAGATGATGACGAGGAAGCGGACATTGTAGAGGATAGCAAGAGAAGAAAGTACAAGAGCAAAGGCAGGGGCAAGAGGCGCCGCGGATAACGTGGCTCTTAGTATCTTACTTCGGGGGATAAGTGACAGCCTTGCCAAAAGGCGGCGCAAGGTACCCAAGCAAGTACCCCCTCGCCTCATCGAAGGTGAGTATGCTGCGATCTTACTTGGTCTAGTAGATCGTACAGAGAAAGCTCTGCAGCCTCTACTGGATGCGGCGCCTCGACTACTTGCTCAGGCTGCAGATGATCTAAAGCATGACCAGGGCGAAGCTCGGACCATTGCCGTTCTCGCGCAACGTGCGCGCGACAAGGTTGTACTCAACACTCAAAATATAGAAAGTGTTGCTGCCCTAGTCGCGGACAAGACTAGTAGATACCAGAGTAGGCAGCTATCGAAACAGATAGAGGCTGGCTTAGGCATCGATATTCAGTTCCTTGATCGCAAGATCGGAGGAATGATCGAGACATTCACCGCTGAGAATGTCGCTCTCATCAAAGACATTCCCACTAAGATGATTGGTGACATAGAGCGTACTATCACTAGTGGAGTGACCACAGGGAAGTTGCACGGGGACATCGCAGAAGACCTAGAGAACCGCCTAGGGTTCGGTCGCGATCGCGCGCGACTGATTGCCAGAGATCAGGTAGGGAAGTTCTACGGGAACCTCAACCGTACCCGTCAAACTGAGATAGGGATCAAGCGGTACTTCTGGCGCACTGTTCATGATGAACGTGTGCGAGATGAACATGCCCAGCGTGATGGAGAAATCTTTGAGTGGGATGACCCGCCAGAAGATGGGCATCCCGGTCAACCCATCAACTGCCGCTGTTTCCCCGACCCTGTCCTAGATGACATTCTGGATGAGGTAGAAGAGTCCCCAGAGGAACCCGAGGAAACGGTCGAGCCCGCTGAGCCTGTCGAGCCCGACATACCCCCTCTGGTTCCTGAGCCCGCACCGGTGGTCGAGCCCCTACCTGAGCCAGCACCGGCGCCAGTGCCGACGCCAGTGATCGTGGCCCCTGTGGTTGTAGGGATGGTGGCCGGGGCATCTAGTGCGGTTGAGATCGCTGCTGCTCTGGGCGGGCTTACTGAGGTAGGCATCTCTGCAGAAGCCGTAGTTGTGCGGGAGAACTTCGATGCCATCATGGCAAAGCGGGGTCTGCACAATTCCGATGCAGCTTTTACCCCTAGTGTAGCTGTTAAATGGTTAGACCCAGGGGTACAAGCGGACCATGCCATTGGGTCATCAAACATTAGGATAAATCCCAAAGTAGCTAAGAGAGCTTCAGAATTCTTTGAACATTCGGCTGCAGGTACTCTGTTCAAAGGTGCGGAGATAGGTCTTGCCAGCGAACGCATCAACGCAGTGGCAACCATCGCCCATGAAGTAATCCATGGGCATGGTCCACCGTTAACTCACGGCTTCCTGTACGGTGGGGGACTACGCGTGGAGGAAGTGGTTACCGAGGTACTATCCCGCAAAGTGGTACGGGAAGAGATCGGTATCCCTGGGCTTCCGTCACTGCAGACACGCGCACCTGGGCAAGCCTACCAAAAACAAATTACTTCTATGCTGGGCTCTATCCAAAGCATCACAGGTGATAGCGTATCCGAATCAGTTACTAGACTTGAGAGAGCAGCAGAGATATTCAAGAAGAGATCAACAAGCCACACAACAATACGTGAGCATGTTGGAGCTTTCGTTGACGACTTAGGAATAGTTGGGCAGCAGAGAATGACTATGATCGAAGCTATTGAGGCTCAGGGGTGGCCATGATCTTCAGGAGATGTTCGGTATCTTCCCCGGCCCCTGTGGTCAAGGGATCTGGAGGGGGTCCCAGATCATTGTCAACTTCATGCATGAGTTTCAGGAGTTCATCCCTGTTGTGCTCGGTTGTCTGTAGCATCATGAGGCTTTCGCCAAACCTGGGTTGCCATTCACCCGAGATTCTCTGTGCTCGATAGAAATCTGCGGCTGCTTTTGGGTCGTCTTGTTTTAGTGACATGTCAACTGGTTAGGTTACCGAATCCCTGGTAACAAGTCAAGAGAGGAAAAATCATGAGTGAAATCAATGATAAAAAGAAGGTGCAAGATGAGTATGCGGAAAAGGTGCGTCTTGCACGAGGTAGTGCACCGCCCATGGAACAGTTGCCCCTGAATCTTGAAGGGAGGGAGCCAAGTGCTATTCCACTTCCTCCAAGTCGTGACGGGGGAGATGACTCAGATGACAAGTGGACGGATCCTCCCACTGCCAATGTCAAGGTAGGAAAGAAAAGGTAGATGAAAAGGGCCGATCGCCTACACTTGATCAAGGCTAGGCATCGCATACAGCGACGTCGAGATGGGCTCCCCTGTGGTCTCAGCGCTGTCGAGATCAGGCAAGTTCGCGTTCAACTGGGTCGGGGGGTGGATCCCAAGATGATCGCTAGGTTCCATGGAGTCACTGAACAGAAGATCCGTAGGGCTGGGCGATCGGCTCCCTACCACGCGGGCAAGGCGTTCGATCTGGTAAATGAGCGAAAAGATTCGATTGAGCGTCGATCTGTCGTTCGCTGGACCCGTAAAAAGTAGGTAAATACCTTGACGCGTCGAGGGTTTGTCAATTAATCCTCCGCGCCATGGCGTTCCGGTTTGACAGAGGCTCCCTTCGTCCTGTCCGTCGTCTTGATGATGGAAGGATCCGGGCCGATGCTTACATCAGTCGAACTGGTGTCTTTATCTATGTTGATTCCAAGGGGAAGATTAGTAGAGAGTATCGTCCCCCTGAGGAAGTATTTTCCGAAGAAACTCTTGACTCTTTTGCTCTAGTTCCTGTCACGGATGAACATCCTCACGAGAAAGTCACTTCGCGCAATGCAAGCAAATATACGCGAGGAAGTCTTGGGGAGACTGTTGTCCGTGATCTAGAGAACGATCATGTCAAGAGTGCCCTTACTGTCTTTGATGAAATTCTCATCAAAAAGATAGAAGGGGGTAAGACAGAGATTTCGTCTGGCTACTCGATGGAGCCAGATCACACCCCTGGGGTTACCCCAGAGGGTGAGCGTTACGATCTAGTCCAGCGCAAGATCCGTGGAAACCATGTTGCAGTGGTGACCGCTGGACGCGCGGGGAAGACTGTTTCCATTCGTATGGATGGAAAGAGTTTCATTGATGATGACGATGACAGCGCCTACATGCGCACTGATTCGTTGTCTTGTGAAGATGGTGAGATGCCATCTGTGGATACGATTGTTCAGGGACTTCAGTCAATCTTCAGTAGACAAGGAGAAAGAACGATGGCGGGAACCGATGATCTGCCGAAGCTGGCGGAAGCTCTCACTCAGGTGAGCACTTTGACTATCAAGGTTGATAGTCTTGAGAAGAGTCTTGTTGAGGCGAACAAGACTCGAGATGCGGAGAAGCTTCGTGCCGACAAGGCCGAGGCTGAGAGAGACACTCTGAAGGAGACGAGTGAAAAGCTCGTCAAGGATCATGCCGAGGAGATCAAGGCTATTCCCGGCAAGCTCCGCGCGCGCATGGCAATCGAGACACAGGCCTCTTCAGTCATGGGCAAGGACTACAAGACGGATGGCCTCACTGATCGCAAGGTCAAGGAAGATATCGTCAAGAAGCTGACGAACAAGGATATCCCTTCCGACAAGAGCGATGACTACGTGGACTTCCGGTATGACTCTGTGATGGAGTCGCGGGAAGAGACCCAGAACGCCACGGATCATGTCCGAGCCCATTCGTCCGGGGGCACTCGTACGGACGTGAGCGGCAAGGATCCCGAGCTTGTTGCTCGTGAGGAGAGACTCAAGAAGGGTCGGGATGCCTGGAAGACTCAGAGCTTTGTGAAGAAGGGAGCATAGCTAGTGGCTATCATCCAAGATACGTATCCTCTGGCGCCAGCCATTGCATTCCCTGGAATGCTCTCTGATGTTGGTGACAAGGATACCATCACTGGCATCAACACTCACGCCACTCTAGCCATCCCGTTCGGATCGGCTGTCGCCCGTGCAGCCACGGGCAGCAAGATGGCGGCGGAGCCCGTGGAAGCCATTCTGGATACCATCCTTGGTATCCATATCTACAGCACCGACTATGCTCCGAGTGCCCTGGCAGACTCGGGGTACACGTTTGCTGGGCTCTTTGTCGGGGCCGTCAAGCCGAAGAATACGATGGCCATCCTGCGCAGGGGTCGCATTTGGGTCATCTGCGAGAATGGCTGTACGCGTGGGCAGCGTTTGCACGTGCGTGCAATCATCGCTGGCGCCGAGATCTCTGGTGCCCTGCGCTCGGCCACCGATGGTACCGACACGCGCGACTGCACTGGCCAGGGTGAGTGGTTGACGGCTGCCTCAGCCGGGGCCATCGCTGAGCTAGAAGTCGACTTCGTCAACCTGGCATCATAGGTCAAGGCAGGAGAAGAAAAGATGCATTATCGTTTCGATGAACTTGAACGCCTTGACGCTCCACTGTCGATCTTCACTTCGCAGGAGATCGCCGCTGTACGTGGAGAAGTTGAGAGAATCGAATATCCAGAGCTAATGGGACGAGTGCTTGTTCCCACTAGCTCGTATGGCATTTCCAATGGCAAGGAAGAGATCGAATACAAGATCCTTGACCGAGTTGGACGTGCTGCGTGGGTACGTGGCAAGTCTGATGACTTTCCTCGCGTTGACGTGTTCGTGAAGACGGCAGTTGCCCGCTTCAAGAATTTCGGTGATGCGTATGGATGGGATGTTCAGGAGCTTCGTACGGCCCAAGCCAATGGCATTGGTCTAGACGTGGAGAAACCCGCTGCGGCACGTGACGCTTTCGAGGAATTCCTCGACGTCGTCCTTCTCACTGGTGATACCGAAGTCGGTATGGCTGGTCTGTTCACCCAGCCACTCACCGGAGTGGGGGCCGTTCGTGAGTACACGGTTCCTGATGGGGAAGATGCGAGTCCCGAGTGGGATGACAAGACTGGTGCAGAGATCCTCCTGGATCTCCATGCACTGAGTGCGCAGGTCTATCAGCAGAGCAATCGTGTCGAGAGAATCGATACGCTCGTTGTAGCTACTACCAGCCACGGAAGTCTCATCACTCGCCGAGATGATATCTCTGGTGACACCCTGATGAACATCTTCCTAGCTAATGACCCTTACATCAAGAATGTCTTCCAGTCGGAAAAGCTGGAGACTGCTGGCGTGGGTGGAACCAAGCGAGTGGTTGGCTATCGACGTGACCCACGAGTGCTCAAGGGTCTTCTGCCACAGGACTTCGAACAGTTCCCACCGCAGTGGCACAACCTGAAGGTTGAGACCATTTGTATGGGTCGAACCGGGGGAACCGTCGTCCACCGTCCGGGCGCGATCATCTATGCGGATGGCGTTTAGGAAGAGGCAGGCACGGACAAGTAGACCTGAGAACTTGGTACGGGAGCTAGAAGACAAACCAGATGATGTTCATATCGTTCCCCAGTTCGAAGGTGAACGAGAACATTCGACATCAATTCTATGCTGGTGTCATCCTTATCGAGATCAGGAAGAGTCATCCGTCGTCATTCATGATCGAGTAGCACAAGCGTAGTTCTAGGAAATGGCACCTATAGTATCATGGTCTGAAGTTGTAGCAGTTGGCGCCCAGCTAGCTGCAGTTGACCCATTGCTGCAGAATGCCATTCTTTTGTACGTCAACAATGACTTCAATGTCGAAGTGTGGGGCGGGGAAGACTCAGAGACTTTGTACCTGGGCCGTCTCTTTCTTGCGGCTCACTTGGGATCGGTACCACGTTCGGGAATCTCGGGAACCACAGGGGCCGTGACATCGGAAACGATAGGTCCTATCTCACGGTCATTCGCTATGAGTAGCTCGTCGGGTCAACTCAGCACAACTCCCTACGGTGCAGAGTACCAGGCACTTCTGGATACCTTAGGTCTAGGGGTAGTGTTGATCTAGGGTGAGTGATGGGTGATGGATGACATCATAGTCAATGACGAGGAGTGGAAGTCTCTGAAGAAGAGACTCAAGGAAGAGGCTTACGTAAAGATAGGCGTTATCAGTGCTAGTGCCGTGGACCATGATGGTGTTTCCATGGCCGAGCTTGCGGCTTTTCATGAGTTTGGCACCATCAATGTTCCCGAGAGATCCTTCATGCGCAGGACTCTCGCAGACAAAGCAGAACTGATCAGGGAGACTCAGGTCAAGCTAGCTCGTGCTGTAGTGCTCAAAAAGATGAGTCTCAATAATGCTCATGAGGCTCTCGGACTAGTTGTTTCAACAGAGATGAAAAAGACAATCACTGAGGGGGCTGGTGTTCCCCCTCCGCTAGCTCAATCAACCATTGATCGCAAGGGTAGCGATCGCCCCTTGGTTGACACTGGTCGTCTTGTTGGCGCAATCAGCCACCTAGTTGTGAAAGGAACGTAAGCGATGACGATGGTCACAACTTGGAGGAACGGGCTCCTACTCTTGGAGTTCAACAATGTTGCTTTCTCTCTCATGGGGGATGCCGCAGGACTGCAGCCCAGTGCCGTAGCAGGAAACCTATACATCAGTCTGCACACTGCCGACCCCGGCGTTGGTGGGGATCAAACCACGAGTGAAGTTGCCTATACCAACTATGCTCGTGTCGCTGTTCCCCGAACTGCAGGCGGATGGACAGTGACCATCAATGAGGCAGTTCCGGTCAACCCTGTGACTTTTCCGCAGGGGGGAGTTGGGGCTAGTCCGGTTGCCGCTTTCTTCGGTGTCGGTACGGCGCCCACGGGGATTGGGAAGCTTCTACGCAAAGGTCCTCTCACTCCCAACGTGACACTAGGGAATGGTGTTACACCTGTTCCTACCATTCTTGTACGTCAACTCTAGTTGTCTTCTTTTCTTGTTTGATCTGCATGTCTGATGACTGTCGCATTCGGAACAGCTGGCGCAGAGGGAAACGGGAGCACGTCATACACGCTTCCCTATCCAGCTAGCATTGCGGCTGGCGATCTTCTCACAATAGCGATCGCAGAGAAGTATCCCGCCACTCCCCCTGTGGTCCCCTCTGGCTGGTCGATCCTAACCAATGGATCCCGTTCCGGAGGCCTTGGCCCATCTGGAGTAGACACTGGACAGGTACTAGTTCAGTGGATGGTCAAGATTGCCGATGGCACAGAAACAGGCAATCTCATTCTTTCCGTTCCCGGAGGTAATGGCGGACGGGGTCGAATGTACCGCTGGACCAAGAGTGCCCTCCTATCATGGGCAATGGCTTGTGTTAGCGGAGTGGACGAAGTTCCTACTCTGCCATGGTCTGTCGTTACAGATCAGACTCTAGACATTCAGTCTGGGGATATGCTCCTTGCTGTTACCGGAATCAATGGAGATGTTGCTTCCGGTGTAGGTGCAGAAGTGATGACAGCTACTGGCATCACTTTAGGTACAGCTGTCGAGCGTGGAGATGCATCGAATACCGCTGGTGATGACATGCAGTTTTTCATGTCTCATCAATCGGTCACCGCAGGAACAGCAAACGTAGCAGTTGCCTATACTGCTACTCTTGGTACAAGCGCAGCAACATTCTTTCCGACTGGCGCCACTGTCATCCTACGAATTCGTGAGACGACGCTGGCTGTCGGAGCTGGGCTTGCACAAGACGGACCCTCGGACGCCGTCGGTGTCGGGACCGCTCGAGTGGCGACCACAGGGCTGGCCGAGAGCACCTCCGAGGCGACCGGTACCTTGGTTGGCTGGGCCCTGCCCACCGGGCTGGCACAGGATATCAGCGAGGCGCTCGGAACCCTGGCCGCTACCTCTACTGCCCTGGGCCTGGCCGAGAGCACGTCGGAAGCTACGGGGGCTCTCTCTGGTGACGTCAATCCGGTTGGCATCTCTGAGAGCACCTCTGAAGCTTTCGCAATTGGATTTGCCCAAGGTACCTTTTTTCCTGAAGGCCTTGCTGAGGATGTCTCTGAAGCATTCGGCATCATGTTTGTTGATGCTTTTGAGACTGAAGATTTTGGCGCAACCACAGGGGCGATAGCTTCCTTCGCTGGTGGCGAGGGAGTTGGAACGCTGATCGTTTTACGGGCCTCGGTCGGGGCATGGGTTGATGGCTCGTACATACGAAACGCTCGCGCTCCCTTCCCTGTGGTTGCCTTTCATCATCCCGTCACTGGCCGCAAGCTTGAGATCCCTCGTGAGGGGCAAAGTGCCAGTGAGGTAAAGGCTGTCTACACAAACACGCGCCTGCGTACGCGCGCGCAAGGAGACCCTGATCTAGTAGTCATTCAAGATGAGGAGTGGGAAGTTATCAAGGTAGAAGACTGGCAAGCGTTTGGGCAGCGCTTCTATAGAGCCTATGTCTCACGGATTGGGGTGCCCTGATGATTCAGTGGGATCAAGTCAAGCGGGCACTTCACCATATGCTTGTTGTGAGTAGTGGTCTACCTGTCAACAAAGTCATTTGGTCCAGACAGCCAAAGGATGCCCCTCGTCCTCCGGTACCCATGATCGATTTTGCCATCATGAGTATCGTGTCGCGTGGACAAGACTACAACGTAGTGGCCGATAACCCAGACTCTACAGGCTCCGATGGTAGAGAGCTTATTGTCAAGACTCGTGGCCAGCGAGAGATGACAATTACGGTTCGCTACTTCGGAGACATGGAGGATGTTGCTACTACTCCTGAGTTTGAGTTGAACAACATCGTTGCCCGTTCCTTCACAGACTCAGTGAACTATGCACTGAACAATGCAGGCATCGGAGTGGCCGCATGGAGTCCTATCCTGTCTATTGATGGAATCGTTGGGGCTCGATTCGAGGCTCGCGCTCAGACAGAGATGAGAGCTTTCATTTCTTCTCAGGTTGAAGAGTACACCACCTATATTGAGAGAGTTGGAGTCACCCTGAATCTGGAAGATGCAGGGGTGATCAAGACTCTTGAGTTTGATGTTCCCGAACCATGACAGATGATTGAGGTGAGGAGAGAACATGGCTGATATCAGAAACTACGTTGACGCGGTCATTACCAAAGACTCTCGGGGCCTCACTCGTCTGGGGTTCGGGACTCCTTTTGTCTTGGGGTACAATGCTCCATGGTTAACTTCTGAACGTTCGCGTCTGTACGCTAGCGGGGTTGACATGGTGGCGGATGGGTATGCCGCAGATGACGCTGAGGTGCGGGCTGTCAACGCCATCATGGCACAGACTCCTCATCCCCAGAATGCCCGGGTCGGTCGAGGTTTGCTCCCGCCAACTCAGGTCTACATTCTTACCCCTGTGGTGAGGAACTCGCATATCTACTACGTCACTGTAGAAGGGGAGGGTTTCAGCCGCACGGTTCTGTCGATTACCTCGGCGGCATCGCCGACAGCGGGAACCATTGTCACCCAGCTGATTGCTGCATTCAACGGTGTTGCATCGAAGAACTACACGGCAACGGGGACCACCACTTTGGTGCTCACGGCTAACGCGGCAGGGGGATGGTTCTCTGTCGAGGTTTCTACGGTAGATGACTTCGCTGTTGCACAGACTCACGTTGACCCAGGGGTGGCCACGGATCTTGCGGCTATTCGTCTGGAGAACGATGACTTCTACTGCGTCTACCCCATGTTCAACTCCTTTGCCTATGGCTCTGCCGTAAAGGACTGGGTGGAGGCGAATGAGAAGACTGCCCTCATCGATACCAATGACAGCGCGGTCATTACGACTGTTGCTGGGGGTGGGGATCTCGTGGATACGATTGCCTCCGATGCGCACGCACGTGTGATGGGCAACTACCATCCTTCCCCTGCTTCTATGTTCGGTGCCGCATGGATGGGGAAGGTTCTACCTCTGGATGCAGGCAGTGAGACTTGGTTCGGGAAGACGCTAGCCGGAGTTCCCGCTGTTGCCCTCACTCCTACTCAGAGAGGGAATCTTGTAGCCAAGAATGGCAACTCCATCGAGCGTGTTGCAGGCCGCAATGTCACGTTCAACGGGACCACAGGGGACGGCGACTTCATTGACATCCAGAGATCGATCGACTGGATCAAGGATGACGCCATCAAGAGCATCGCTGATGTTATATTCAACGCCCCTACCAAGGTGGCATATACGAACAAGGATGTTACCAAGCTTGAGGGAGCCCTTCGGGGCACCTTCCGTCGAGCCATCAATCGAGTGATGATCGATGAGACAGACGCCTCGGATGATCCTCCGACGCCACAGTCTCCTCAGTTCATCACCTCACGTGTGGAGGACATGTCTGTAGCAGACCGAATCGCTCGATACTTTCCGGGGCTAGAAGCCAATGGTCGGTTGACCGGTGCCGTCCATAAGGTGGGCGTCCGAATCATCCTGTCTCGCTGAGACTGAGCAGAAAAAGAAAGGATAAAAGATGCCTCTTTATGGACAGTACAATCCTCGCGAAGTTGCACAGTCGTGGGGTGGAATCGACTTGCTGGCTCCGATGGATGGGGTGTTCATCAGCATCGAGTATGCTGCAGAGGGCAGTGAACTCCACGTGGGTCCCGCCGGTGATGTCACTTTCATTATCAACAATAATGAGAGTGGCATTATCCGTACTACTCTCAAGGCAGAGAGCCCCTCCAATGATCTGTTGAGTGCCCGCTTCAACGCGGGTCGAAGAGTCACTCTTGCGGGATACGGTAACTACATGTTGAAAGATCTAAACAATCTCACTGTAGTTGAGGCTGCTATCTCACGAATCCAGAGGATGCCGAACCTGGAATTCGGTGATGGTCAACGAGCGATCGAGTGGGCGTTCCTCTGCGCCCAGATCACCGCCCATGCAGGAAGCTCGGTGGTCGGCTTCTAATGGCATCCCCATCCTCATCTTCCTCTGAGATGCCGTCGGAGACTCGGACGATTGATGGACTTGAGGTTACTGTCTATCAACTACCTGTCATGAAGAGTCTTGATCTGGCGAACGCACTCATTCGCATTGTTGGGCCCGCTCTGGCTGGCCTGGCAGGCCTCTGGCCCTCAAAAAGTGCGGGCGGGGTGGGTGAGGGCCTTGCCAAAATCAACGCAGGGGCCTTGGCCCCTGTGGTCGATCAGCTGTTTGCGCGCCTGACCGTGGACGAGCAGCGGTCGCTGATTGGCCAGCTCTTGGCACCCGTGAGTGTCATCGTAGAACGCGAGGGGAAGAAGAAACGATACGACTTGGCTAACGGAGGGGATATCGATTTTGCTTTTCTAGGAAAGAGGATGAGTCTCTTCAAGGTTCTGCGCTTTTCCTTGGAGGTGAACTTCTCCGATTTTTTAGACTTCGTGAGTACGTTCCTTATTCGTCTCAAGGAGGAGAGCCCATCATCCTCCCCGACGATCTCCGAGATACATGGGTCGTCTGGAGACTTGTCCAGGAGGGACAACTAAGGATCACTGAGTTTGATCGAGTGACCCTGGGGTACGTCATCGATGCCAATCGTGTACTTGATTGCATAGCTCGCGCGCGAGACATCGCTGAACAGAGAGCCAAGAGATAAAGAATGACTTTTGCCGAACTAGTTGCCAAGATGACATTGAAGGCGGATAAGCCTTCATTCTCTGCTGCAGACAAACTGTTAGAGAACGTCAAGCGGGCACTGATTGGCATCGTTGCATTCAAGACAATCAAATGGTTCGGTTCTCTCATCGATGACACTGCCGAGCTAGCTGGACGTCTTGTAGAGACCAGTGAGAAGACCGGAGTCCTGATTGAAACTCTTCAGGAGCTGGAGTTTGCAGGAAAGCTATCTGGACTCGGGGCCGAGGGTCTATCTACTGGCCTGAAGTTTCTTGCCAAAAACATGGATGGGGCAATCCATGGGAGCAAGGAATCAAAAAAGCTATTCAAGGAAATGGGCATAGCTGTTGAGGACGCTAGTGGGCATGTTCGCAACACTGATGAGGTGCTCGGAGATATAGCAGAGGTATTCTCCAAGATACCTAATGGTGCCCTGAAGAGTGCCGGGGCCATGAAGATATTTGGTCGATCAGGTGTGGAGATGATCCCATTCCTGAATGAGGGGCGGAGTGGGATTGCCAAGCTACGCGAGGAGTTCAAGGAGCTGGGTGGGGGGCTGTCTGGTGACGATGCCCGCTCGCTTGAGGAGTGGGGCGACAAGGTAGACAAGGTCAAGACAGCTGCAGCAGCGTTTCGAAACACACTGGTCTCTGCTCTGATTCCTACTCTGCAAAGAGTGGCAGACAAGAGTATCGAATGGATCAAGGCAAACAGAGAACTCATCGCTAGCAAGATCCGCGGATGGGTTGTTTCCATGGTCGGCTTCTTTCACAAACTTTGGCCAGTGCTTGTGCGCATAGCAGGCATCTCACGCAAGGTAGGGGAGATACTACTGCGCGTCTTCAAGCTCGTGTGGCCAGTAGCGGAGAAAGTCGGAACCATCATTGGCAAGGTCACAGAGAAAATAGTTAGTCTTCCGAGAACAGTGAAAATCTTAGTTTGGTATTGACGACTCTTGCCACTACTTTCTTGGTCGTTAAGGGGGTTGCGATCGCTACCGCGGTTGCTAGTGCTGCGGCATGGGTTGCTGCGGCTGCGCCTTTTGTTGCCTTGATAGCCATCATTGCAGGGGTCAACTGGGCAATCAGAGATCTATGGAAGTGGGTCAATGGTGGGGAGAGCACTCTCAAGAAACTTGACCAGTGGCTAACTCGTACCTTCGATGAATCCATCGCATGGTGGAAGCAACAGTTTGCAGAGTTCTTTCAGTGGGTGATCGATGGAATCAAACAGATTCCCCACAACATAAAAGAAGCTCTTAAAGACGTCATCGGATTCGGTGACGGTCCCCACAAGTTCCTTGATCGCGCGCGGGCGATCTCCCGAGGCGAGGGCGGTGCCCCTGTGGTCGCCGGTAGCGTGGCGCGTACGCCTCTGGCCGCAGGTGTAAGCGGAGGTGCAGTAGAGGTGCAGGCGCCCCAGTTCAGCGCTCAGATCCACGTGCACACCAGCCCGGGAGCCGACGCAGGCGGCATCGGTACCGAGGTGCGCAAGGCAGTTCAGTCGCTCTGGGACTCGAACATGCGTCGCGCTGGTGCGACCACGCGAGGAAGATAGGTAGGTAGATATCAATGCCTATGTTCATCGCAGGATTCGAGATTGATGTTGCTCTGGCAGAGGAACCTTCCTTCGACTCAGAAGTGACAAGTGACCCTGTCGAAGATGGTTCTGATCTAACTAACAACGTCAAGCTACTGCCTACGGTTCTACAGGTCGAAGGTGTGGTTTCCGACAATCCAATAGGTGCTCTTGCGGATAGGCGGAATCCGACCACTCTTCCCTCACAAGATGCCTATGCGTTTCTGAAAGACTTGCGTCTAAAAAAGGAACCCTTTTCTGTTGAGACTAGCAAAGAAGTCTTCAACAGTATGTTCATTACCAATCTCACTCCACCTACATCCACGATGAATGGGTTGAGGTTCAGGGCTACATTTAGAGAGATCACCATCGTTCAGAATGAACGAACCATTCTGCTGGTGGCTACCCCTACTGCTGCTCACAAGGTCAATCGAGGCAGTAAAGCTCTTGACCGTGAGAATGCAATGACAGTTGACCAGTATACCAAGAGCAGGGGCATCACTCGTCAAGAGATGATCGATGAGGATAACGCTGAGGTAGAGCGCAAGCGTTACCTACGTCAAAGGTTCACCGCTGCCCACAATGCAGGATCCCCAACTAGAACTCTTGTAGGTTCTGGGGGCGGAGTGCCGGGAGCAGGCGGAAGTTTCTAGAATGCCTGGCATTCTTCCACTAGTTCCTAACGAGCCCAACTATCGAGTTGGGACCGCACTCGATGGTGTGCAATACACACTCGATATCAGATGGAACATTAGGGATTCAGCCTGGTACATGGATGTACTCACCGCAGATGGAGACATGATTAGGGCTGGTCTCAAGCTAGTTCTAGGGGCGTCGATTGGTGGTCGTGTGACTGATCCTCGATTCCCCCCAGGGCTTCTGCGCGTGTTCGATCAATCCCACACTGGTGTGGACGCTACTCTAGAAGACATGGGTACCCGGGTGGTCGTGTACTACTTCTCAGCGCAAGAGATGCTTGATCTAGAAATCGATGTCTAGGCTTTTCAAGACAGGAGTCTCTCTCACGATTGCAAGACCGCAATCGTTCTTTTCACAATCTCCTAATGCGATTGTCATCCGTGACCTGCATATCATTGCAGACATCGACAAGCATCTAGGGAAAGATCCAAACAATTGTGATCTGGTCGTCATCAATCTCAGTGAGAAGACTCGTGGAGAACTGCAGCAAAAGCCCCTGTACATCAGACTTGAGGCTGGCTTTGATGGTTCCTTAGAAAGAGTTTTCGAAGGAGACATGCGCTGGTGTGAGAGTGTCAAAGATGGAACATCTTGGGTTACCAAGATCCAAGTTGGTGATGGAGATAGAGCATTTCGTTTCGCTCAAGTGAGCCAATCGTACCGAGCGGGAACGCCCGTTCGTAACGTGGTCTTTGATCTTCTATCTGCCATGGGCGCCCCATTCGATAGAGTCAATCTGCTGGCTGATATGACTGCCACTGTCGCATCGGGCATCGTTGTAGATGGACTGATCTCCAAAGAGTTGACTCGTCTTCTGCGCCCATTTCAAAAGCAGTGGTCGATACAGGATGGGACGGTTCAGATTCTAGGCGAGGGAGAACTACGCAAGGATCAAGTAGCAGTGATTAGCTCTCTGCCTGGAAGCAATAGTGGAATGATCGGTTCACCTGAGTATGGCAGTCCCCCAGAAAAGGGAAAGCCTCCAATACTCACCGTCAAGAATCTCCTGTACCCGCGACTTGTACCAGGGGGGACCATGGAAGTTCGATCCAGATACATCCATGGTCGATTCAAAGTCTTGAAGCTTAGGCATACCATCGATACCCATGGAACAGACTGCCACACTCAGATAGACGGGAATCCCCTATGAGCATCGATGACGATGACAATGGAGCGGTCCCTACTTTCTCTGAGGTGATTGTAAAGGCTATTGAGTCTCATCTAGCTGGCGAGCTTCACGTGTCCATGCCAGGCAGAATTGAAAGGTACTCTTCTGCTACTCAGAGAGCAGACATCCAGCCACTCCTGAGAAGAGTAGTGATTGGAGAAGATGGTAGTCGGATTGCCTACCGTCGTGCCGTTGTCCCCAATGTACCAATCATGTTTCTCGGAGGTGGGGGATTCAGGACTACCTACCCTGTAGCAGTAGGGGATACCGCTCTACTCATCTTTGTCGATGTATCAATCGACAGATGGAAAACCACAGGGAACGAAGTTGATCCTGGAGATGACCGAGCCCACTCGGTCACCGATGCGGTCGCTCTGGTGGGGCTACG